TTTTGGTCGAGGCGTATCACCACGATCTGAAGCATGAGGTTCCGCCATGGCTGGCTGGCGCTAACGCAACGGGCAAGGTCGCATTCCTTTCCGACAATGAAATCGCGATCCACACGCTTGAGGGCGTCATGAGGTGTGCGGTCGGCGACTGGGTAAGCCCTGCGCGCCGTCGCCCTTCACCCGCGCGGGCTACGGCTCTCAGCCCACCCATCCTCCATGCCAGCTCTGATCGAACTCGGATACGTCGAGGAACGACAGGCCCGGTGGCACGGGGCAAGGCCGGGGGAGTTGGGGCGGTTTCTGACGCCGGCCGGGCGGGAGTTGTTGAAGGTGTTGGGGACGGGGGAGTTTGGGTAGCCTAAAATGCAATGAGCCCGGCGCGTCGGAATGACGGCCTGGCTCGGGATGGAGCGGAGGAGGATGAATATGAAGGCGATCGAGTACCGCGACCTGCTCAAGCGCTACATGCGGATCGTTCTCGCCAATGAGAGCGTGTCCTTCCTCGACAGCTACGATGACGGATCTGCGGCCCATACGCCGGTGGGCCAGATCACCGCCGAAGAACTGGCCGAACTGAGGCGGATCGAAAGCGAGGCCTGGGCTGATACGCGGGCCGCCGGCGGGTAGCCTTAGCTCGCGCGTACAGCGGACACTCTTGCCTGCGACAGGCAATCCCTAGCCCCCTGCCCCGCGCCCGCCTATCCCGTCCGGCCACCACGCACCGGACCCCATGTCAGCCGCAATCACGATCATCCCCGCCGATCCTCAGGCCTGGCGCCAGGGCTTCCTGAACCTTCGTCCGAGCGTCGTGCCGTGCCCGGGCCTGACGCAGCAGAGTTGGGCTGGCGTCCACGAGAAGTGCGTCGACTTCCTCGACCGCTGGGCCGATGAGGCCGCGGGCCTGGGGTGGACCACCCTCGAATTGTTCGGCGTGCACCCCGAGGCTGGCCTGATCCGTCCGGACTTTTGCGGCGGAATCGTCATGTCGGGCGACAAGGTCTCAGCCCTCACCGCCAACCGCATCGCGTTCCTGAACACGGCCCACTACCGGGACACGCCGGGCCGGCCGACGGGCGCCGTGCCGATCTGGCTATTTGGGCGGTCGGGGTAGCTCGCCCAATCTCAACTCAAAGTGGTCGCGTTAGGAGCGTGCAATAAAATTGAAATAAAAGTCGCAAACATGCTTCAGGTGATTGGCAACGATGCCGTTCATATGAAAAATTTGGCCTTATGGAAGCATAAGGAAAATTGTGTGGCTCGCTACTTTTTCGACATCGACGATGGCGACGTATCTTCAAGGGATACAGTCGGAACAGAGTGCGCGACCCTCCAAAGTGCTCGGCATCAGGCGGTGGCTACGCTAACTGCGATCGCAAAAGACACGATCCCCAAGGACGGGGACCGGCAGCAATTCGCACTTTCGGTGCGCGATGAGAATGATGTGACCGTCTACACAGCGGCGCTTACGTTTTCCGGCCGATGGGTTGGCGATGGTCCCCTATAGGATCGATCGCGGTAACTGCCGATATTCCCATCTATGCCAGCCGTTCGCGAGTTGGGCAGAGGCGGCATCAGCTACGCCGAGCTTGGCGCTATGCGCCCATGCCCTATCTCAAGCTCATGGCCAACGCTCCTCAGACTACCGGCGAGCTGTTCAAGGCCAAGCCCGTGACCGACGCGGATATCGCCGCCGCAGTGGACGCCTTCATGGCCGATCCGTGCACCACGGCATTCCTGTTCGGCGAGGGCTATCGCCTCGACCTCGCCGAGGCGGTGCGCGCGCACGAATGGGCCTCCGTCACGACCGCGAACCGGGAGGCCACCGACCATCTCAAGCGCGCCGCCGTGCGTACCGCCATCCTGCTTGCTCGGCCGGAGAAGGTGTGATCCCGAATCGGGAGAGAAGCGCAGCTCGCCCCTTGAGCCGCCGATAACCCGTCGGCCGCCATCGTGCGGTCGAGCCACGTTGCGTACCGGCTCGAACGTGAGATGGGCGTCCCACCCCGCCGGCCCGTGATCAGATCGGGCGGCGGGGTCGTTACGCGTGTGCCGTCGGCAGCTCGGTCACCTGCGTGGTGTAGCGGGGCGAGCGCATCTCGAACTTCGTCGACCACGTCCGCTTCTCGGTGAGCCCGGCTCGAGCCGGCACCACCGCCCCTCGGCCGAACCGGCTGTTGCACGCGTCCATCGCCGCCATGAGTGGGCCACTGCGCTCCCGGTCGAGCCGGCCGATGAGCGCGCGCGGGCTGTGCAGGAGCGGCGTGAGGTCGGTGGTGATGACGCCTGCCTTGCTGAACCGCCACGGCCGGTCGCCCGGCGCCTCGCGCCAGGTCCGGGCAACGCCGAGCTGCGCAGCCTGGATCAGCACGAGGGAATCGTTCGTCGCCTCGGGCAGCGTCACGGTCGTGGAAACCGAGCGCATCGGGTCGCCGCGGTCGTGGGTCGAGGTGTGGTAGAAAATCGTGATCTGGTCAGTGCCAAGCCCCTCGCGCCGGAGCTTCTCGCCGAGGCGCGTCGCGTGCGCCGCCACCGCCTGTTCGATCGTCCCCCGATCCTCGACCCGACGGGAGAACGACCGCGTGACGGCGCAGCCCTTCCGCTGGGCCGGCACCAGCTCAAGCGGCAGGCACGACAGACCGCGCAGCTCGTAGATGATGCGCTCGCCCACCACCGTCATGGCTTTCCGCACCGGCCGGGGATCGAGGTCGCGGAGGTCCGCCACGGTGTCGACGCCCATGGCTTCGATCTTGGCGGCCGAAGCCCTGCCGATCCCCCAGACCTCGGCCGCCGCGATCCGGCAGAGCCAGTGGTCGTAGGCCACGGGGTCGGTCAGGTCGCACACGCCGTCGAGGTCGGGCTGCGTCTTGGCGATGTGGTTGGCGAGCTTCGCCAGGGTCTTCGTTGCGCCGATGCCGACGCAGGTCGGGATGCCGGTCCAGGCCCGCACTGTCGCGCGAAGATCCCGCGCCAGCTCGACGCGCAGGTCCGGATGCACGTCCGACAGGTCGAGGAAGGATTCGTCGATCGAGTAGATCTCCACCCGCGGGGAGAAGTCCCGGTAGACCGCGTTCGTGCGCGAGCTCATGTCGCCGTAGAGGGTGTAGTTCGAGGAGAACACCCGCACGCCGTCGCGCCGGCACTGCTCGCGGATCTTGAAATACGGGTCGCCCATCTTGATCCCGAGGGCTTTGGCCTCGGCGGTGCGGGCTATCGCACATCCATCATTATTGCTCAGCACGATCACCGGCACGCGGGCGAGCTTGGGGTCGAACACGCGCTCGCACGAGCAATAGAAGCTGTTCCCGTCGATGAGCGCGATCGCGCGGCTCATCGGACGAGGCCGGCGCGGGCGATGTGCCAGCGGATCGAGAAACGGACCACACCCCAGATCTCGCCCTCGGCGGCCTCCTGAACGGCGAAGGCTGGCAGGTCTGGGTTCTCGAAGGCCAGGCGCGCGACGTTGCCCTCGATGCGCAGGCGCTTCACCGACATCTCGCCGTCGATGGCGGCCACCACCACGCTGCCGTTGCCCGGCTTCAGGCTCCGATCCACCACCGCGAGGTCGCGATCGAAGATACCGGCCGCGCGCATCGAATCGCCAGAGATGTTCCAGGCGAAGGTCGCGGGCGGGTTCGGCGCAAGCCAGCGCGGCAGCTCCAGGGCACCTTCGAGAAAGTCGTCCGCCGGCGATGGGAAGCCTGCGCACAGCGCCTGTCCCATGATCGGGATCCGGACGAGATTGTCCCCGTCCCTCACAAGCTCCGCGACCCGAAAAAGGCCCACTGCACGTTCCCTCTGTGATAGAACAGAAAGAGAACAAGCGCGCGTTCGGTTCCACGGTCAAGCTCGTGGATGCCGCGTGTGGATAGCGGGGATCACGCCCCGTGGCGCTTGTGTATGGAGTGTGGATTGATGGCGATGAAAACGACGTTCCTGGTCCAGACCTTCGCCATCAAGCGCAAGCGTCTGGTCCCCGGCGACCGTGAGGTGGCGGTAACCGAGCACGGCGCCCTGAAAAAAGCCGAGGCCATGGCGGGCAGGCTCCCGGGTACCGCCGCAATCCGGGTCGTGGCGGACGACGAGACCGGTGAACTCGAGGCGGCGACGATTCTCGGCCAGTTCGGCGAGATCCCGGAGGACTTCGCAGAGAGCCTCCAAGGCGGGTAGGCGCGAGCCCGCCCCCTCGACGGCGCAACCAAGGCGTGCATTTATGTTGTCTCGCAAGGAGTGGCCCCGTGCCCAATCCGCTGAAGCCCAAGGATCTGGATGCCGCGGCCCGCGAGCGCCTTGGGGAACGGACCATCGCGCTGGCCGAGGACGTGTTCGCCCTGAACGACCCGCAGTTGGCGGGGCTCATGCGAGCGCTGATGCTACGGATTGGGGTGGTGATTGCGCGAAACCTCGACGAGCCGGCGGGCGAGGGTCGGGTGCAGTAGGGGCGGTCGAGATCCGGCGGCGGTCGATGTAAGTGGTCGGGGCCTAGAACGCAAAAAGCCCGGCGCACCATTATGGGCGGCCGGGCTAGACAGGTCGGTCAGCTCACTCGAGTTGCGAGACTATATACCCGATGAGCCCAGTAGTGCCCGCACCGGCGGCTGCGTTACCTAGTGCGCCAGCAGCACGGCTTGCGAGAGATTTTAGCATGGACACAGGGGCGGTACCGGAGCGTACCAGTTGTGCGGCTTCATGTAGTTCTTGGACGAGCCCATCGTTTTGCCCTGACGAGACCGAGATCTTCTGGCCGATCACATCGCCCGATCCAGATCCGCCTGTGACGTTGATGCTGAGTCCTACGGTTGGACCTGCTCCCTGGGCCGCGTGGACTACAATCTTTTGTCCAATGATCGGGGCGCTTCGAACCTGTGAAGCCAATTGCTCGAAAGCAGCCGCAAGCTTCTCGCTATCCATTGGAGCACCTCGTCGCCGCTGATCGGCGGTCACAACGATAGAGTCAATTAAGAATGAGTAGGAAGCAAAAACCCGCCGCGGCGTGAGCCGGGCGGGTGAGTTGGATCCAAGTCCAGGAGAGGCTTGGAGGGGAACCCGATGCTTCGCATAGGCCGTGCCAGCCCTACGGCTTGCCGACCGTTCCTCCCAGGATGAGGCCGATGAGGCCTGCGATCAGCGTGTAGACGAGGCCGAGATCCTGCGGCTCGACGGGCGGGCAAGTCAAAACGGTTGCCCCTCGACCTTGAACCGCAGGACTGTGTCGTTCCTCACCAGGGGCCAGACGTACTGGTGGAGCAGATTGCACGCGTAGACGGGTGTCGCTCGGTAGCTCGCCTCCCCGGGATCGAAGTAGCTCGGCACGTCCTCCACGAAGGTGACGGTGAACTCGCCGAGGCCGCGCGGCGGGCGCTCGTAGTCCACGTCCGACAGCCATTTGCGGTGCGTCTGCGAGTCGTAGAGCGCGCGGTCGATGTGCCCTCGGCACTCCCGCGTGTAGCGGAGCTTCTGACGAATGATGAGCTTTCCGCCGGGCCGCACGATAGGCGTCAGAACCTCGCTCTCCAGAACATCCACGGGGACCTGCCGGTCGGCCGCATAGTAGGCCAGCAGCGACGCCGCGCCGAGGATCGCAGCGCAGATCACCATGAGGCAGGCGTAGCCAAAGATGCGTAGGCTCATTTGCCCCCTCGTAGGATCTGGAACATGTCGATGCCGTTCTTCGTGAGCGCGACGACACCGGCGACGAAGGCCACGGCGGTCCCGCAGCACCACATCAGGACGCGCGCAGCGGTGCGCGACGACGTGATGAACTCCACCGCCCCGTCGAGCTGCTTCAGCTCCTTGTCGTTCTTCTGCCCGACCCACGTGATGGTCTCCGGCCGAAGGCTGAGGAGAGCCTGAAGGCTCTTCACGTCGTCCTCGCTGAGAGAGGCGAACCAGACCCGCAGATGGGGGTGGGGCTCGAAGGATGGGGTCGTCATGCGCGGTGATCGAAAGCCACCCTGCGGGACGAACGGTCCGAGCTCGCATTCCTCCGTGGGGTCCGGGAACATCGCCCGAACCCCCCGTTTTGGCTGTTCCTGATACTGGCTCTGGATACGCTCCCACTCGGCAGCGGTGTAGCGGTTCTCTTCACCGGCCATTGCATCTCACAGCTTTTCGGCATCCGCGGCGGCGGGCACATGGCGCGATCTCACCGCACCCAGAGGACGAAGGCGCAGACGACGAGCCCGACGATGCCGACCGCGCAGAATGCCGTCAGGACGGGGTAGAGGGAGGCGAGCATCAGCGCGCCGTCCCTGACCCATAAGCCGCGCGCACGGACTCGTAGTTCACTCGGGCGTCATCCAAGGCGATGCCCCGCTCTTCGGCGCACACCTTCAGCTTCGCGGCGTAGACCTTGGCGTTCTGCCCCTTGGCCGGGCGGGCGCACGCCACCACGGCCGGGATCACGTCAGCGCTGACCGGCAGATCCCTTCGGACGGCCTGGAACGCGGTGCTGTTGCATCCGGCCAAGAGCCCGCAGGTCATCGTCATCGAGGTCGCAACGGCGATCCGGCTGCTTCGCGAGGGCATCTTCGTATTCCTTGATCTGGCGGTCGGCCTCGATGGCCCGCGCATCGCGAGCGGCGATCTGGTCCTGCATGGTGGCGTGGGCGGCCTCGGCGGCCTGGCGGTCCACGGTGCGCGCGGCGTTGACGCTGTCCTGCATGGCGCGACCGCAGGCGGCTTTCTCGACGTGCCCGCCGTAGACGTAGCCCCCGAGGATCGCCGCGCTCAGCAGGAGCCACGCAGCTGGCTTGATGAGCACCTCAAGGCAGGCGGTGAGGAGGGTCGCCGCGAACGAAAGCAGGCGCGGCCACAGGGATGCGGCCCAAAGGCCGACCGTGATCATGCGGGTTGCTCCTCAAGGCCCTCGGGGGCCTCGTCGTTGGCGCTGGTGTCCACGCGCAGCCGGGGGCGGGTGTCGAGCGCATCGGTGAGCGCATCGTTCCGGGACTTGGCCCAGTCGCGGTAGAGCAGGCCGGCGATGGTCAGGACGACGCCGAGCGCCGTGAGGATGGTGAGGATGGTGCCGAGGCTCGGCATGCGGTCGCTGACCGGCGTCAGGACCTCGATGGCTTGAGCGATGGTGCCGCCCGAGGCGCCGGCGCCCCACACCGCGTCCGCCTTCGGGATCGGCGCCTTGGCGTCCTCCAGGAGTGCCTTGCGGTACATCTCGGGAGCCTTGACCGGAGCCGGGCCGACGCTGCCGGTAGCGCGTGCCTGGCCGATCTTCCGAAGCTGGTCCACACGGGAGGTCCAGCCGCGCCCGAAGCGCTTGAACGTCTTCAGAGAGCGCAGGAAGGCCATGCGGCGGGCGAGGACATCGGCGATGAGCTTGTCCACATCGTCCACGCCCTTGGCCGCTGCCACGGTGGTGTCGCCCATGATTCCATCGACGCGGCCCCTGTAGCCCTCGCCCAGGGCGCGCTGCAGCCATTTCACGGACTGGCCGACGCCGGAGTTGATCGCACCGTCCGCCACGACGATGTCGAGCCCGTCCGGCAGTTCGTCGCCGCGGACCTTGTCCCAGTACCCGGCGTCGTAGATGTCCTTGATCTCTTGTGCCTCGATCAGGAAAACGTCCCGGAGTGGCAAGCCGCGCTTCTTGCGGTAGCCGTTGTAGACGCGGGCGGTGACGCCGAACGCGGTCCGGCCGCCAGGATCTTGCGGGTCATCCACTCGGCCGCCCTCGAAGGTCAGCTCAAGTTTCAGCCACGCGGCGAAATTCGCAGCGGCCATGGTTTTTCTCCGGGTGCGGGGATCGCGCGGCGTTGCCCGGCCGGCGCGGGGGATCGTTAGGAGGGGAGCTTAGGAGGGGAGCCCCACCGCTCGAACCAAAGCTCCACCCCCGCCATCCAGACGGTCCAGCAGAGGGTGCAGTAGGCGCGCTCGGTGTCGGTCATGGCGAAAGGCATCAATCGCTCTCCATCGCCACCAGATGCAGCGTCACGGCACTCGCCAACGTCTCGAAGGTCTCATTCCCTCCGGACACCAGCAGCGTTCCGGGGAGCATTCGGGACTGCCGGACCACGCCCGTGAGGGTGATGGTTTTGTCGGCGTTGAGGGCGAGGCCGGAGATCCGCAGGACGTAGTCCCGGGTGCCCGTGCTCTGGATCGAATGGCTGACCACCGGCAGGGCTGCGAAGATCCCCGCCGGGATCGTGACGGAGACCGTGCCGCCGACGGGGACGGCGATGGCCTTGGCCCAGAGGCCAGTGAGGCGGTCGCCGGCAGACAGCTCGCTGGGCTGGCCCGATCCGGCGACGAGGGGACGGCGGCGCGCCATGGCGGGTTACGCCAGCAGGATCGGCGGCGTCGCCTCGAAGTTCAACTCCGTGGCCGCGACCGCGACGCCGAGGCGCTGCTGGATCTGGCCGGCGCCGGTGGGACAGGTGGCGGTGCCCTTGCCGGCGTTGGTGGCGGACAGGAACACGACGCCCGGCGACTGGCCGGAGACGGCGGTGTTGCGCCCGTCGAAGTAAACGGTGGCCGTGGCGCCGGACGTGACGGCTCCCAGGACGTAGCCGTGGGCCTCCTTGCCGGCCGCGGATGCATCGGCCTTGCGGACCGCGAACGCGCCGGCGTTGGAGTAGAGGTTCACGAAGTCGCCCGCGGCCAGGGCTTCGGTGGTCGGCAGGCTCGCCACGTCAGGGCCGACGCCGACAGGCAGGACGCTGACATCGAGGCGGCCCGTGTCGTCGGCGGCGAGGATGTCGCCCCCGTTGGCCGCGCCGGTGCTGACGACGGTGGCGAACCTCTCGGCGGTCTGGCCGTTCTGGGCGACGAGGTACTTCTTGGCCGGCATGGCAGGCTCCTACTGCGCGAGGATGATCGGGGCGCCGCGCTCGACGATGAGCCGGGTCGGCGTGATGGCGGTGCCCATGGGCTGGACGAAGCCGGAGGCGGGCGGGGCCTGAACGAGGGCGCCGTTGAGGCCGAGGAATACGGGGCCGGGGGCGAAGGACCACGACGGCTCGACGACCTCTCCGACGATGGCCACCGCGACCGGCTCGCCCTCTTCGGCTGCATGCAGCGTGACGCCCGCGACGAGCCCGGCCTGGGCGATGTCGTCGGCGGAGGCGACACGCACGGTGCCGGATCCGGCGAGGCGCACGGCCCGGTGTCCGCTCAGGGGCTCGCCGGCCGTGAAGGTGATCGGCGGCAAGCCGACCGGACGCTTCTCCCGGCACGTCGCATCAAGGTAGGCGAAGGCCTCGTCCGTCGAGGTGAAGGGCTGGCCGTTCGGACGGATCCACCTGCTGAAGACGGTCCACTGCGTCAGCAGGTAGTCCTCGTGCGGCGAAGCGACGGCGAGCATGTCGCCCTGGCGGCGCGCCTCGAGCGAGCCTGCGGGGAACGGCGTCGCCACGCCCGTGACGCACAGGACGTTCCGATCGGGCAGGTACTGGACGAGGATCACGGCGCGGCCACCAGGGGTGTCACGAATAGGGTCTCTTGGGACAGGCGGACCGGCACGGACGCGCGCAGCATGATCACCGCGCCGTTGGCGATGAACCCGGCGCGCGGGAAGACTTGGAACAGCTCGTCGATCCGATGCGGGGTGCCGGCGGCTTCGGTGAGCGGCACGGTGCGCTCCGACGTGGCCCCGTCGAGGCCGGAGATGTTGCCGGCGATGTAGATGCCGATCTTGATCCAGCCGCCGAACAGCTGCGGGATCGCGGTGACGCGCAGGGACAGCTGGTAGGAATCGCCGGCCTTGCGCGCGCGCAGCACGCCGGCCTCGTCGAGGAAGTCGAAGCCGTGGAACGGCCCCTGCAGCCCGTTAAAGACCTCGCGCGGCGCCGTGACGATAAAGGCGGTGTCGGTGTTCGCCTCCATGTCGGTGACGGCGGCGCCCATCATCTCGCCGAAGCGGACGGCGCCATAGTTGCCGGGGGCGCCGGCGGGGCCTTCCGGACCGGGGCCGCCGGCCGGACCGATGGGCCCGGGCCGCACGATCGCGACGGGCGGCACCATAGGTGCAGACACGAGGGTGGCCGCCACGCACGAGATCGCAGGAACCCGAACCGCCGGAAACTCAGGCATGGAGCAACCCCGACATGACCCTGAGCGCGCCCCAAACCCAGGTGCGCGTCTTGCCCGCGATGATCCGTTTCAGCTCGTATCGGGCCGGTCCCTGAGGGAGCGCGGCCGACTCCGCTTGTGTGTAGGCCCAGGTCACGGTTCGAGCCGCAACGTCGACGGTGAGGGTGGAGGCCGGATCTTCCGATCGGAGGGCCACCTCGTAGCCCGTTGATTGGACGATGAGCAGGAACGTCGAGCCCTGCAGAATGTCAGGCGTCGAGGTATCGCCGAATTCCCAGACGAGGGGCGGGTCGTCGTCGCCGCGCCAGATCGCGACGTCGCGCTGCGGCACCTGGAGGGGCGCGGGGGAAGCCGTCATGCTGCGCAGTCCTATTCGGTGTCGCCGGCCTTGCGGTCGTCCTTGCCGGCTTTGTCGTCGGGCTGCTTCAGCGTGAGCTTCGTGCTCGCACCACCGCTCTCGGCCGCGCGCAGGGTGTGGGTCGCGCTCTCGATCCGGTAGCTGCCACCGATGCCGGCCCTCACGCCCGCGAGGATGCAGGTGCCCTCGGCCTTGGCCAGGGGCTCGATCTGGATCTCAACGGAGCCGCCGCCTTTGTCGCGCTCGGCCTCGTTCTTCCGTCCCTCGCTCCGGTCCTTGGCGTCCTGCTTGTCGGCCGCCTTGCCCCGCAGGACCGCCGTGGCTCCTCCGGAGGCGCCAGTACCAGTCCGGATGTCGGCCTTCTCCTCCTCGAACTTCGCCTTCTTCCGGTCGAAGAACGAGAACCGCACGTCGCGGTAGACCGCGCTGGCCTCGAACGGCTCGATGTCGGCCGAGATCAGGTTCACGCCAGCCGTCGCCCGGATCGTCGGGAGCGCCTTGCCCGACGGCGTCATCCCGGCCCCGCGCTTGGCGATCACCGCCTTCTTGCCTGAGATCTTGAGGGTGGCGCCGTTTTCGGTGGCGAGCTGCTGGGCGTGGTGGAGGAACGAGCGTCCGTCCGAGGCCCAGAGGGTGCGCTTGATCTTCGCCAGGGCCGGGTCGATTTTCACCGTGAACCCGGCCTTCTTGCCGAGCCCGGTGAGGTACTCCTCGAGGGTGCCGTCCTCCTTGACGAACCGCTGCCCCTCTTTGCCCTTGCCCTCGGTGTCGTGGCCGGTGGCGTTGAGCATCATCAGCCCGCCCTGGCCCTTGGCGGTGGTGCAGCGGGGCGATTTCAGGATACCGGTGAAGACCTGCTGCCCCATGATGCTGATGGTGATCTCGGCTCCCTTGCGGGGCATGATGATCCGGCCATCGTCGCGCAGGGTGATCCGGGCGGAATCTCCGTCCTCGCCCGAGCCGTCGGTGACCTCGATCTCCACGACGTAGGGGTTGAACGCACTCGTCGCGGGCTTGCCGGCGATGGAGATGGACCAGGGAACGGTCAGGGGCATCGCGGCCTCAGTCGTCGAACAGGGACACGGCCGCCGGCGCCATAGCGGTGCGGTCAGAGATCGGCGGCAGGTCGGGGATCACCACCACGGTACCGAGCGGCAGGTACGGGCCGAGGGCGGCGAGGCCCGGATTCATCTCCAGGGTCTCCGACAGTCGGGCCGAGGTCGCGCCGCGGCGCTTGCCGTGCTGCCATAGCAGTAGCTCGACCGTCAGGTAGTCCCGCTTGACCGTGATCGGCGTGGCCATGGCGCTGCTACCCGAAGAGGCTGATGAGGTCGGACAGCATGTTGGCGCCGACGGTGGCGCTGGGCTGGCCCACGGGGACCAGCTTCAGCTCGTGCTTGATCGCCTGGCCGACGCCCCCGGTCTGCGGACCGATGGCGCTGTTGCTCTGCTTCACGCTCTCGATCGCGTAGAAGCCGAAAACCTGACCGTCGCCCCGGGTGACGAACACGGGCTGGCCCGCGCGGCACAGCGATTCCGCGAGCTCCAGGCTCGACAGGCCGGCGAGGGCGTTCCGGTTGAACGGGTACAGGGTGCCGGAAAGGTTGAGTGTCTCGTCGCCCTCACCGGTGAACTGACGGTCGGGCCGGCGGTCGAGGAGATCCTGCTTCGCCCACGAGGCGTTCGTCTCCCGGTCCCACTCCTCGATGTTGTAGGGACGCCGGGAGATGACCAGCGGGCCGACGATGAACAGCATCCGCTACATCCCCGTGTCGGTGCGCGCGTTCTGGAGGCGCTGTGCGACGTTGCCGGTTTTCGCTGCGCCGGCCGTTGCTGCCGCCACGCCAGCTGCAACCGCGCCAGGGACGCGGTTGAGATTGCCGAGCAGCTCCAGCACGGCGGCGTTGGCGGCCATGATGGACGTGGCAACGATGTTGGGCGTTGCGGTGACGTTGAGACCCTCAATTGCCGCCTTGGCCTCATCCGCCTTCGGCTTCACCGCTTCGACCGACGACACGTCCACTTTCGGCGTGGCGTTGCCCATGCTGGCCGGAATCGGCAGGTCGACCTTCGTGGGATCGCGGCCGCCGCGGAAGGTGGCCGTCCCGCCGAAGAGCGTCTCGTTCCAAGTCTTGGGCCGATTGGTGGAGTAGCCGCCACCCGGGACGCCCATGCCGGCCGAAACGTTCGTACCTCCCGCACCCCACGATGAGGGGTAGGACTGTAGGTTCGGCCGGCCCCGCCCGCCGCGATACCCGTTCGCGCGATTGGCGTGAGGATCGTTCTGGTCGAGCAAATCGGCCGCGAGCGCGACTGCGCCGACGCCAAGACCGGCGGCACCGATGAAGCCCAGGCCCCCGAGCTTTCCGAACCGGCCGGCCTTGCCGCCCTTGCTCGCCCCGCCCGGCACGTCCGGCAGGCCGCCGGTTGCCCCGAGCTTCACGGCAGCGGCCGTCAGGGCGGCAGCCGAGCCGTCGAGCGCCGTCGCGGACGCGGCAAGGCCGAAGCCGCCGAGGAAGCCTTGAACGCCCTTCACGGCGCCGTAGGTCGCCCCAACGGCCGCGAGCGCCGTTGCTGCCTGTTTCGCTCCATCCGGCAGCGCAGTGAGGGCCTCGGCGACACCCGAGAGCTTGTCGAAGCCGCTCTTGGCGATGCTGGAGTTCGCTTCACCAAACGACAGGGTGAGCGTCTCGACCGCGCCCTTCAGCTGGTTCAGCGAACCGCCCATGCCGGCCATGATCTCGACCGCCTTGCGCGCGGCGAACCCGGGATCTTGGGTCACGTGGTCCAGTTCCGCCTTATCCTCGCGCAGCTGGTCGGACTTGTTGGCGATGACGCCCATCTTGCCGCCGTGCTTGTCCGTCCAGAACGCGTTCCGGAGGGCGGGCGTCATGCGGGGGTTGGCAAGATGCTCTCGCAGCAGGCCTTCGATATCGGTACTTTCAACCGACATCTTGTAGAAGTCGCCAACCATTTTAGCTATCTTCTGGGCATCCTGGGCTTTGGTTTTTCCCTTCTTCGTCTTATCAAAGCTCTCGGATACGATAGCCGAGATTTGCGTAATGAAGTCTTCCCGTTCGGGGAGACCTGTATCCTCGTTCTGAATGATGCCGGTGATCCGCGCGCGCTGATCATCGCTGAAGGACTTGCCGAAGCGGTTTTTCTGAAACTTCTCCAGCGTGTCGGTGCTGAGACCGCCCGGCATACGCGTGTACTTGTCGCGATCAATGCCGGCCGCGATCTCGGCCTCGCGACCTTTCTGAGTTGGTGCGATGAGCTTCGAGGCCGCGGCACGCACGAACACGCCGAGCTCATCACCGCGCAAGCCACCGCGTCGGCCGACCGATCCGAGGGCCGCAGTGGTGGTGTCGGTGAACCCTGCCTGGGTGGCGGTCGGAAACCCGAACTTCACGAAGGCCTGCACGTCGTCGTCCGACATGCCGCCCCGCTTGGCCATCTTCACCAACAGGTTGGTGCCGCGCGTGGCCTCGGCGATGGCCTTTTCCTTCGATGAGATGTCCTTGTTCGTAGTCTGCAAAAACGACCGCAGGCCCTCGGCCGAGCGCGTCATGTCCGCTTCCATGATCTGCGCGTAGTTTTTCACCTCGCCGATGATGCCGGCGCCGATCTCAGCTTTTAGGTCGGCATCGTTGAAGGGCAGGCTCTGCATCGTCGCGGTCTGCGCCTTGACGATGTCGATGTTCGAATACTGGGTGTCCTGGCCGATCCGCTTGGCCTGCGGGATCAGCAACCGGTTCTGCATGGCCTCCGTGACGTCGGTCGCGATCCGCTGTTTGCGGACAGCGATGTCCATGTCGGCGGCTTGGTTGATCGCGTTGACCCCGAACTCCTTGGCCTTGTAGCCCCCCACGATTCCAGCGGTGGCGCCGACAGCGCCCAAGCGCCGGTCCCGTAGAGCCTGGTGCTCCAGCGTGGCGTGCTCCCGCGCCTTGACGGCGGCGGCCTGCGCCTCCTGGCGCTCGCGGCGCTGGGCCTTTCCGCTCTCAACGGCGGCACGAAGCTGCGCCCGTGCGCTCTCCCGCATCCGATCCGTAGCAGCGGCGTTCTGCCGGATGGCGTTGGCCTGCCGCTCGATCGACGAAGTGGTCGCGTCGATCGCGGCCTTCACCCCGGATTCGGCGGTACGCAGGCTCTTGAGCGAAACGCCCGCTTCCAGCAGGCCAGCCTTCAGTCCGCGGGTCGCCTGCCCCTGCTTCTCGAAGGCGGCCGCAACGCCGGCAGCGTCGCGCTGGAGGTTCTTGTAGGTGCTCTCGAGGCGGACGACCTCCTTACGGGCGTCGGCCATCTCCTTGGCGATGGCGCCACCGCGAGCGAACCCCTTCACCCCGTCGAAGGACGCGGCTTTCTTCTTCGCTTGGTCGAGGGCCGTGAGGGTCTGCTTGATTTCGTCCTGGGTCGAGCGCAGCCGCTTGCCCAGATCCATCCACGACCGACCGGCATCCCGATAATCGCCGATGCCCTTCTGAGCGGCTTTCAGCCTTTCGAGATCGGCCAGCAGCTTCCCAAGCTTCGGGTTGGCTGCGCCGAGCTTGTTCAGTTCGCCGGCGGACGCACCGAGCCCCTTCAGCGCACCGGCAGCCCCTTTGGCAGGGCCGCTGATGTCGTCGATAAGACGCGCGGTGAGGGTCGCGGTACGGTTGGCCATCGATTAGCGCCCCCGGGCCATCGCGCGCGCGATCACCCACTCGTCGAAAAACTCGGACCAAGGCATCGCCATAAGCTCTGCCCGGGTACCGCCGATCTGCTTCAGGATGTCGGCTCGGTATCGCTGCCATCCATCGGGGTGGAATCGCTCACCCTTGGAACCGCCTGGAATCGGCGGGGCAAAAAATCCTTCGCTGCCCCGTCCAGCTTGAAGCCGTCGTCGTCGTCGAGGGCATCGAACAGACCATCCGGGATGGGCTCACCGTCGGCGTCGATGAAAATGGGCGCGCGGGGGTTTGCTTCGGGGTCGGCCTCGACCTTCGCGCGCGCGGTGTCCATGAACGCCGCAACCTCGCCGGCGGTCAGGCGCCGCAACCCGATCTCGGTGTATGTGGTCCCCTCGAACTCGATGGGCCAGTCGAGCGTAATCGTCGCGTGGCGAGGCTTGTCGTTCACATAACGGGGAGATTGAGACGTGGTGTCCATTTTCAAGCTCGCAGTTGTTGCCCTGGTCGCCATGGCTCCAATTGAAGCCGGCGCTGTATCGTTAGGAAGCATCGAAAAGGCGCACGAAGCCTATAACAAGGCGGCCGAGAAGGGTGGATTTAAATCACGGATGGTTCTTAGAGAATGCTCTTCTGATAAGGCCCGAGTTTGTACAATCTCATTGACCGGACAGTTAGGCGCGGTTGCTGCGTCCGATACCGCAGATCTTTCAAAAGCGAGCGATCTTACGATCATGCTCGCAAAAAACTCAGATCCAGTTTACTTCACTGAAGCCGTAGTAGTTTCAATTCTCGCTTGGTCGCCCAGCGCAAGTAAAGAAGAAAGAGGGCAAGCTTTTCGCGAACTTCTCCGCGGCCTCAAAGAAGGGCGAAAAACGCAAGTTATTCTGGACGGTGCAACCTACAAACTGATGCCGCAAGGAGTGGCCGGCATATGGTTCAGCGTTGAGTAGGCCGCGGCTTACCTCTCGGAGTGCCGAACGGACAATTTGCGATCTATCCTGAGCTTGCGTCCTCACCTCGCCTCTGCACATCCTCTGCAACCACGGGAGGAACAACAGAATGATTCGCGCTCTCACGCTGGCCCTCGTCGGGGCCGGCGCACTTCTCACGGTTGGGACCACGGCGGAAGCTCGCAACTATCCGTGCTCGCAGAAGAAGGGCGGCGTCAAAGCCTGCCAAGGCGACAAGTACCTCTGCAACGACGGCTCGCTCAGCTCTTCGAAAACGAAGTGCTCCGGCAAGTGATCGGAGTGCGTGGCCTTTTCGCCCTCCTCCTGATCGCCACGCCCGCCCTTGCCGCCGAACCCATCGTCGGCCGCGCCAGCGTCACCGATGGCGACACGGTGGTGATCCGGAACACCCGCATCCGCCTCCACGGCATCGACGCACCGGAGAGCGCTCAGACCTGCCAGGACGCGGCGGGCAAGGACTACCGATGCGGCCAGGCCGCGGCGCTGGCCCTGTCCGACCGCATCGGCGAATCCCCGATCTCGTGCGAGCCGCGCGACACCGACCGCTATGGCCGGACCGTCGCGGTATGCCGGAAGGGCAGCGAAGACTTGAACGCCTGGATGGTCGCCCAGGGGCACGCCATCGCCTACCGGCGATACTCCACCGACTACGTTGCGGCCGAGACCACCGCCAAGGCGACGAAGCGCGGGATCTGGGCGGGGACGTTCCAGGAGCCCAGCGACTATCGCAAGGCGAAGCGATCGGGCGGCGAAGACACGGCGCCGGCAGCGGTCGCGGCCGGCGGCTGCGCCATTAAGGGCAATATCTCGGCGAAGGGCGACAAGATCTATCACGTACCCGGAACCCGCGATTACGAGCGGACCCGGATCAGCGAGAAGTCCGGCGAGCGGATGTTTTGTTCGGAGGACGAGGCGAAGGCGGCCGGGTGGCGGCCGCCCCGCGGCTGATCAGATGCCCAGGGCCCGGCGGGTGGCTGCGAACCACGACTTGCCGTTCGACCGGGCCTCGTTCTCGTCGTCGTCGAAGTAGAACATTTCCACACCGTCGATGACGAGCTCGTAGTGTGTCACCTCGGCCAGGGTGTGGTTGCAGCCCATCAGCTCCGTGGGCGTGTTCTCGTCGGGCTCCCAAGCGTTGACGACGCCCTCGATGGTCGCCCGGACCGGCACAGGGTCCTGGCTTTTGCGGATACGCATCGATCCGGCGAAGACCCACCGGTCCATCGCGTTGCCGGGGGTGAGGCCGAAGTTCTTCAGCACGTCGAGGTCGGGGCCGAAGGTGGAGAACTTCGGCTCGAGCGCCTCGATCTGAGGGAAGCTCAGGTTGAGCTTCGCGATCGATCCGCCCGACATCATCTCCGCCGTGACGCGGGTCAGCGCGGGCAGCGCCATCGACTTGATGATCCGGCGCCGCGAGCTGTCGGGCTGGGTCGCCCGGCGCACGTCGATCGCTTCCATGATGTAGGGGTACTGGGCAGCCATGACGGCGTTCCTTCAGCGCGAGGGATGAGAGGCGGCGCGGCGGCCGATCAGAGGATGGAGGACGCGTTGATGCGGGCGGCGATGTCGGCCACGAGGTCGTTCACGGCCTGGCGGTAGCGGCGCACGTTGCGCTTCGCGACGCGGAAGACCGGCGCCGTCTCGATGCCGAGGTCGATGGTGAGGCGGCCGGCTCGCACTTCCTCGGGGCTGTTCTGGTCCGGCTTGAACTCGGTCTTGTAGCCGAGGATGTCGGTGTCGGCCTTGTGGTCGCGCAGGTTGAACCGGAGCGAGTTGATCCAGGCCTCGGCGTTGCCGGCCGAGATCTTACGGCCCAGGAACTGCCGGGTCAGACGCATGTGCTCGACGTCGATGATGTCGGCGCCGCGCACCTGGTGGATCTGCTGCCAGAGGTCGCCGTCGGAAGCGCCGTTGTCGGTGCCGATGAAGACGAACCCGCCGTCGGCGATGGCGCCGTCGACGTCGGTCTCACCGCGCACGACGATCGACACCTCGGAGGCGAGCAGCTGCTGGCCCTCGACCGAACCGTCGCGCAGGTCGAACTCGATGGCGCGGCTGGTGTTCACCAGGCCGAAGATCTGGCGGTTGGCGAAGGGCTCGAACGGCTTGCCGCCGTTCTGGAAATCGACCCGGTTGATGAGGCCGAGGATGCGCGAGGCCATGGGCCGGGTCAGCACCGTGGTGCCGTCCACGTCGAACACGCGCGCGGCCACGCCGACCGGCATGATGCGGTCGGAGCCGATGGCCTCGCGCGCCTCGATGGCGCCGTCGCGGCTGGTGTCGTCCACGTCGACCACCGCGATGGCGAGCAGGGCCGCCAAGGTCTCCGGCAGGGCCGCGATCACCGGGTTGGCGTCGGAGCCGAGCGTCTGGGCGGTATAGCCCGGGGTGCCGACGAGGCGCGGGGTGGCGTTGATGCGGGACGGCACGCGCTTGAGGGTGCTGAGCCCGGCGATGACGTTGGCCATCGTCTGCTCGAGTTTCGTCGCCGGGGTCGCGGAGACCCCTTCCTCGACGCGGATCACGGTGATGTCGGCCGCCTGCCCGCCGGGGGCGATCTGGGCGTTCACGCCGCGCACGGCGTCGGCGAGGTAGCCGGTGCCGAGCTTCGAGGTGAAGGACACGTCGGACGAGGTGAACCGCACGGGCTCACCCGGGGGGAACTTGGCCGCGTCCGCGCCCGTCGAGGTCGAGACGAAGGCGATCTTGGAGAAGTCCACCGGGCCGGTGGGCAGCGGCTCGTCTGCGAACCGCTGGTCGATGGTGCCGAAGGTGACGCCGGAGGTCATGATGCTGTCTCCACGGTGAGAGACCCCACCGGCGAAGCGGCAGGGGAGACGAGAGGGATCGCGGGTTGAGCGTGGTGGTGTCGGGCGGCCTTAGGCCGGCCAGCCCTTGTCGAGCTCTTCGGCGAGGGTCGCGCTGATGCTCTCGGTCTTCTTCTTGGCCTGCAGGAGCTTGGTGATCGCGGCCTCGCGGTCGAACCGGGCCTGGACGTGGGCGGACATGGCTTTGCCGAGTTCGATCAGCCGAGCATTGTCGAGGGTGAGGAACACGCCCGGAGCGAGCTTCCAGTTGGTGACGGTGAGGTCCGGATCGTTCTGAGCGGCGATGCCGACGCTGATCGCGCGGGGCTGCGTCACCTCGCGGTCGGTCGGGATGGTGGCGCCGTTGAAGGTCATTCCGCCGACCTCGGCCATCCACGCGCGCGTGGCGAGCAGCCGGAAGGCGTTGTCGAGCGCCTGGGGCAGGTCGACCGGCACGACGCTGTAGGTTGCCTGCCAGCCGTCCTCACCCTCGGCGAACGCGACCGCGACCCGCTCGAAGTCGGGGTCGACGGTCGGGGGCGCCGCCCGGACCCAGGCGATGCGCGCCAGCGCGTTGTCGTCGAGGGCGCGCAGGTCGTAGCGCCCCGCGAACACCGGCGGGAGCGCCTGCGGCGCCGGGTTGGCCAGCGTCGCCAGATAGTACATGCCGTCGCTCATGCGATCCGTCCTTCTCTGTTGCTCGTCATGAGGGTCAGGAGGCCGCCCGGACGAACATCGCGATAAAATCGCTGCTCGGCTGGGTGTTCTGCACGTTCAGGATGCCGTCGGCGCCGATGCTGAGACGGTCGCTGCTGAACTCGGGCTCGCCCTGGTAGAACCGGAGCGACTTGTCCTGCCCGGTGAAGCCGGGAGAGCGAGCCGTGTCGAACAGCTCGATATTCCCGCCGTTGACGCGCTTGATCAGGGCGAGCTGGGCATTGTTGCCCCACCCCGTCGGGACGGCGGCAGCGCCCGACGCGTTGGTCGAGAAGCTCAGGCACTTCACGATGCCGGTCGCGTCGTCCGGATCATGAGCCCAGCCGTAGACCATGTAGTTCCCGGTCGGGAGGCTGGCGCTCAGCACGAGCGTGCCGGCGTTCACGCGCAACAGGTTGTTGTTCTGCTTCACGCCGCCGTCGGCGAAGGGGATCGTCTCGCCAGTGGCGAGACCACGGTGCCACGCGTACCACGTCGCCTCGACCTGCTCCGCGAAGCCGAAGTTTCGGCTGCGGGCCAGGATGAACCCTGGGGTCCCGAGGCTCGACAGATCGACGGCATCGGCCGTCCCTGCCACGTGGTTGACCTGCACTACCTTGAAGAACTTGGGGGCCTGCTTGAAGGTCAGATCGAGGTACGGCTTGCCGTTCATGCTGGCGATGGAGCCGGCCGAAAAGCCCGTAGCCGTAAGGCTACCGAGGAAGTCTGCGTTGGACTGCTCGGGGTTCGTGTACGTCAGGTCGAGGATGGACGTGTTGGTCCCGAGCGGGGCGATGCCCCGCACCGTGTCGACAGCCACGATCGAGTTGGGGCCGTTAGCGATGGTCGAGGGCGGAATGCGGTTCGCCGAGATGATGAGCCCGCCAGCCGAGGTCAGATCGACGCCAGTGTAGATGCTGGCGACGCCGCCTGTACCGTTGCGGACGTTGGCGTTGAAAAGGTCCGCGACCTGTGCCGCCTGGATCGTGGTGAACCCGACCACGTTCGACCAAGCGCTGTAAGTGCCGCCGGTCTCCTTGTGCCGGACCCGGGCATAGTACGTCGTCTTGAGCGCGAGGGTGCCGGCCGGCAGGGTGTAGGCCGTCAGGCTGGTCACGTCGCCGCTGTCGTGGAAGACGGAGGCGAACGATGACAGCTGGGACACCTGCCACTGCGAACGGCTATGGGTGCCGCCGCCCGGCATGGAGAACGCCGAGCTGGTGAGCGTCGGTGCCAGAGCGACGCCCGTGGCGCCGTCCGTCGGCGCCGTGATCGCGGGCTTGCTCGGCCGGGCCTGCGCCGTGAAGCTCGTCGGCTCCGACCAGGCGCCGTAGCCGTTGTTCGTGCCCTTGTGCCGGACGCGCCAGAAGTAGGTCGCCTGCGAGGCCAGGAGGCCGTTCGACGCGACGGTGTGCGCGGTGAGATCGGTGACCTCGCCGCTGTCGTAGAACACCGAGGCGAAGCTCGCGGCGCTCGCGATCTGCCACTGGCTCCGGCTGTGCGTGTCGGCCGCGCCGACGAAGGCGAAGGCCGAGGACTGGAGGGTCGGCAGGAGCGACACGCCGGTGTCCCCGGCGGCCGGCGACAGATTGGACGGGGCGGCGACGTAGTTGAACACCGCCATGGTGGCGAAGGCGGTCGGCACCGACCACGGCGAGTAGGCCCCCGCCGTGTCCTGATACCGGACCTGCCACCAGTAGACGGCGTTGGTCTGGAGGAAGTCGGTCCCGGCCGGAACGGTGTACGTGGTGGTGGCGCTGTCGACGCGGTTGGTGCGCTGGACGAGGCCAGCAGCACCGACGGCGAGGCCATAGGCGTTGGCATCGAGCGCCACCGCGTTGATCTGCGCCGTGGCGCCACCGCCGGCCGCCCGCTTGACCCACGTCGCGCCAAGGTCGTTCGAGGTCTGGATCTCGCCGCCGGTGCCGACGACGACCACGCGCTTGCCCCGGATCGCAACGCCGTAGAACGTGCCGGCGAAGGCCCCGGCCGCCGCCCGGGCGGTCCAGGTCGCGCCATAGTCGGCCGAGGTGTGGACCGCGCCGTTGGCGCCGACCGCGACGGCGTTGCCGAGGTCATCCATGGAGACGGCCTGATAGGCCCCCGCGTAGCCGCCCGGGCTGTTGCGGTGGGTCCACGTCTGGCCGTCGTTGCTGGACGTCTGGATCTCGCCGGCCGAGCCCACGGCGATGAGGTTGCCGTTGGCGTCGCCGGCGAGATCCGTGAATGTGCCGGCGTAGGCGGCCGCCTGGGTCACGGCGTTGAAGATGGCGCCGCCGTTGATCGAGCGCTGGATCGTACCGGCGTCGCCGACCACGGTGACGAAGGCGCCGCGCACGAACACGCCCGCGAAGGTGCCGGTGTAGGAGTTGGCCGGGGTGCGGGTGGTGTAGCTCAGGCCGAGGTCGGCCGAGGTGCGAATCGCGCCGGATGCGCCAACGGCCGCGAGCAGGTTGGCGGCGGGGTCGGCATGGACCCGGCGCAGGTCGCCCGTGACGGTGCCCGTGGCCCAGGTCAGGCCGCCATCCGTGGTCCGGATCGACACGGCGTTGGCGATGGCGGTGAAAGCCTTTGGGCCGGTGGCGACGAGGTCGGCGAACGACGTCGACTGGCCCGACACGGCGAGCCACGCCGCGAGGAAATCCGTCGACGAGTTGAACACCAGGTCCGACATCGACGGGTTACGCGACACTCGGAACTCGGCACCGGCCTGGGCGAGGCCGTAGAGGCTCAGGAAGGCCGAGCCGGTCAGGGTCGGGGTCTGGCCGACGTTGGCCGCCTGATCCGCCGGGGAGACGTTCGACGGGCGCGACACGGCCGAGGCCGCGTCTGCGCGCGACGGTGGCAGGAGGGCCATGTGCTCGACGCGATCGGTGGCGGTGAGGTTGCCGGCCGGGGCGGTGTAGACGATGCGCAGCTCGATCCGGCCGCCGATGCCGATGGTGAAGGTCTCGTCGCGGGTGTTGGCGGCGCGGGACGCGGTGCTGGCCAGCGGCGCGAGCGCCCAGGCCTCCGAGCCGGCGGCGCGGTAGGAGACGGCGAAGGTGCCGATGCCGTCGGCCGAGCGGCGCAGCACGAGCTGGCCGCTGGTCTGCGCGCGCAGCTCATCGATGACGCGGCTGTAGAAGTGGTCGCCGTGGCTGAAGACGGCGTAGCCGTCGAGGACCTGGGCGGCGGTGCGGGCGACGACGGCGCCGCTCTGGGCATTGAGAGAGTTCGCGAGGTTGAGTTCGGCCCGGAAGCGGGTGGCGGTGAGGATCACGGAGACCTTGACGGTCTCCAGCTGCACGCCGGCCGGGTTGACGATGCAGTAGGTCCGGCCCTGGATCAGGCCGGCGGTGGAGACCACGTCGACCGTGTCGTCGCCGGCGACCGTGGCCGTGATGGCGATGGGGGCGATGTCCCGCCAGGAGAAGCCGGCCCCCCACAACTCGAAGCTCGGCGAGGCGTCGCCGTAGAGCCAGTTGAGCAGAACGGCGGTGCGGACGGCCGAGGACGAGTTCAGGTTCAGGCTGTCGACCTGCGCCTTGAGCAGCTTGATCAGCTCGTCCTGGCCCTTGGCCTTGGCCAGCAGGAAGTCGTCGCGTTCGGCGAGCTCACGGTGGGGCCGGTTGTCGACGCCGTCGAATCCGCCGAGCACGGGCTCGTCGACGCCGAGGATCGACACATCGCGGAACGCCGGATCGGACACGGGGGGCAGGTAATCCATGATGGGTTCCTCGTCAGACCTGAAGGTTGAGGACGTCGCCGAACTCCATGTCGGCGGTCTTCGTGATGGGCGCCCGGACCTCGCGGTAGACGAGGGTGCCGTCGGCGGTGAGAAGTCCGATCTCGCGGATGGTCAGGCCCACGCCTTCGTCGAGGGGCAGCAGGAAGTGGAAGGCCGTCCGGCGCGTGTCGGTGGGGTGGTGAACGACGGCGGCGATCGGGGTCAGCACCGGGGTGGTGAGCGTGGAGACCTCGGCGTTCGGCGAAGCGGCCGACGAGCCGAAGCCGATGTGCGTCACCTGCTTGGCGAGGTTGCCGTCCCCGAGGAGCCGGCGCAGGGCGTCGTAATAGGCGCGGTAGATCATGGGACGCTCGCGGTGATGCGGCCGGTGGCCGTGAAGCGGGGGGCCGTGTCGCGGTGGAGGGCGCCGGCACGCGCCGCGATCCCGTCGTAGGTCTGGCCGCTGCGGAGCCGCTTGCCGTCGTGGCGCAGCAGGCGATGCATGCGCAGGTCGGTGGACGCCGCCGGCACGCCTGTGCCGCGCTGGAGGGCGCCGCCGAAGAGGGCCGAGCCATCGCGCAGGGTCGGCCGCAGGGCGACCACCGAGAACCCGCCGAGGTCGGATCGACGATGCCGGCGCATCAGCGCGCCGGTGTAGCCCCGGGGGAGGCTGCCATCGCGGCGGATGGCGGCATCGAATCGGATCGACGCCGGGCGCGCCTGCGTCACCTGAAGGTGGACGCCGAAGCGCGGATCAATCTGCTGGACGCCAAAGCGCAGAACGTCGCCGGCCAGGGGCAGCGCGGCGCCGTCGCGAATCGGCGCGCCATCATGCGCGACCGCGCCGTCGTATCGAATGCGGCGCAGGCCGGCCCGCCGGAAGCGACCGTCGCGCGGCGTGTCGCGGCGGGTGGTGAGGTGGAGCCCGACATGCGCGCGCAGGAGGGCGCTGGCCGCCTCCGGGCGGATGACGGTGAGGATGGTGGTGAGGCTGAGGGCGCGCAGGTAGCAGGCGGCGCGCTGCCAGATCTCGATGCCGCGCAGGACGCGCAGGCGCTCGGGGTCGTCGAAGGCCTGGTCGCCCGTCAGGGGCACACGGACATCGAACAGCGCCCAGCGGCCGTCCGAATTGTAGCTGACCCGGCCGTTGCGCTTCAGGATCGCCGCGTCGTGCGCGAGGGCGGGGAAGCCCTCCACCAGGGTGACACCCGGATAACCGATGACGGCGAGCCCGCGCTTGATCGCGAACGGCGTGCCTTTCTTCGTGTTCAGGGCGTAGGCGTTGGCGATCAGCGCGCGCTGCTGCGCCTCGGTCGTCGCGAGATGCCATTCCTCCTCGACCGAACTCTCGTAGGCCAGGGCTGGGAGGAAGGCCGCCGGGCACGTGGCTGGGTCGAGGACGTCGAGAAGCCGGGCCGGGGGGTAAAGCGCTAGGCGCTCGCCATCGATGACCGACAGCGCGCGCTCGAGCGGCGTCGAACTCTCCGGCGGGAGAAGGTGGGCGACGGCCTCAGACATCGCGGATCGGGCTCACGGTGGTGGCGAGCGTGCCGAGGATCGGCGCCTGGGTGCCATCGAGGACGATGTCGTCGGCCGAACCGTCGAGGAGCGGCCGGAAGCTCTTCACGCCGGCCACGGTGCCGGCGGCGATGACGCCCGGGAGGGTGATGTCGTGACCGAGCGCGAAGTGCCGGGTGAAGTACGCGGCGATTCCGGCATCACCCGCCGCCTTCACGCTGCCCGCGTCGGCGCCGGGATAGAGGTCGTAGGTGCCGGTGACCGTGATCGCGACGACGTCGGCCGCCAGGACCTCAACCACGTCGTTCATCGGGCGCACATCCTCGGCGGACACGGCGGCGGTGACGGCGGCCAGCGTCGCGGATGTAGGCGCGCCGGCGTACCCGAGCACGTAGACCCTGACCCGGGGCGGGCCGGGACGCACGATGGCGACATCGAACACGTCCGGGTCGGCGGCCTTGGCATGCTCGCGGTAGCCCGCGGCGGATCCGGCAGTGGACGGGCGCTCCAGGGCGTTGGCGATGCGCTCGCGGTAGTGGTCGTCGGTCTCGGCCGGCAGGCGCGGGGTGGAGACACCGGCGCCGCGGTGGTCGAGGTTGGTCCCGCGGGCGAAGGCGACGAGCAGCTGGCGGGCCGCGTCGTTGATCGCCTGGGCCTGGAGCGTGTCACGGTAGGCGCCGGCCTCCTCGGTGATGACGAGGGGGTCGGTCTTCAGGTTCTCGACGTCGAACGGGATGCCGGCCTCGGTCAGCAGCGCGACGAGGCGGTCAAGGCGGGCGGCGAGCGCAGCGGCGTGATCGACCGGCTGAAGGAGGTTCGGCGCAGGCAGGTTCTGCAGGTCGGTGAGGGTCGTGCTCATGCCGGCACCGCCATGGTGGTGAGGTCGCCGGCGTCATCGAACCCGACGCCGATGTAGGCGACCTCCTCGGTGGGATCGCCGCGGTGGCCGTTCGGCCGGTAGGCGACCTGCATGATGAAGGAGACGGTGCCCTGCCGGACCTCTTCGACCGAGGGCGCCACCACCACGCGCACGACGCGCAGGCGCGGCTCCCAGATCGCGATCGACAGCGCGAAGATCGAAGCGGCCAGGGCCAGGACGTCCGGCGTGATCCGACGGCCGAGCATGCGCCGCAGGCCGCCGCCGAAGTGCCGGAGCATCATGCGGCTGCCGATCTCCGTCTCGAAGATGACGTCGACCGATTGCAGCACGTGCGCCCAACCAGACAGATGGCGCCCGGTGAACCGGTCGAGGCCGTGCGAGGTCATGGATCAGCGGCGCCGGGACTTCGACGCGATGGCCTCGTCCTCGGGGACGGCGAGGGTATCGCCCTCGACGGGCGTCTTCTCGATGCCGTCGGTTTCGGCGGCGTGGGGCTCGCTGGCGGCAGCTGCCTCGGCTTCGACGTCGATGATGCGGCCCATGTCGACCTCGTACATCGCGGCGGCCGGGCTCAGCCGGATCTCGTCGCCGACCTTGGTGCCACGGGGGAGTGCTTCGAAGTTGGCGCCTTCGCCAACCCGGTAGGTCTTCTTCGACATGGGGGGTCTCCCGATCAGTCTTGGGGTTCGGCGGAGTGGCCGGCGACGGACGCGCGCATCGTCGCAAGATCCTCGGGGGCGATGGCCCGTTCGAAGACGGCGCGGATCTCGGCGGGCGCAGCGACCAGGGCGGCCGCCACGGTGGAGACCGCCGCGAGGTTGGGCGCCATGGCCTCGACGGTCGCGAGCGCCGTCGCGCTGGCGCTGGTGATGCCGGTCAGGGTCGCGGTATGCGCCTCGACCTGAGCGATGGCGGTGTCCACCGGCAGGGTGCCGTTGATGACCTGAGCGACCATTGAGGGCACCCACTGCGTAATGCCGCCGACCGCCGCATCGGCGTTGAGCGGGCCGAGGACGGTGGCGATGCCGAGACCACCCGGCAGGGCGGCGCCAGCCATGTCGGCGACACCGGCGTGCCCGACGACGGAGAGGATGCCGGAGGCGCTGAGCAAGCCGTTGCCGGCCGAGGCGAGGCCGGATACGGCGCCGCCGAGACCGCCCGCGCCGGTGAGGGCCGAAACCAAGCCGGCCCCGCCCTCGCCCAGCGAGCCGGTGATCTGGCCCGCCGCGCTGCCGAGGACGCCTTGAAGCTGGCCGGTGATGGCCGCCATCGGGTTCGGGATTACGGATGCAAGACCGCCAGACATGACCTTCGACACCAGCCCATCGAGGCCGGCTCCGCCGTCGAGCGACTTGGTGAGGGGCAGGTGCTCGCCGATGACCTGCTTGACCTTCATCAGCGGGTTGCCGTTGAGCAACTTAAGGACGGCGGGCAGCTCGATAGGCATGGTTCAGCCGCTCGCCAGGATGACCTTGCGCGTCGCCCGGAACAGCGACGCATCGGCGACGACCCGCTTTGGGTCGACGGTGTGGGTGCTGGCTCCGGCGGACGCGACGACGTTGTCCTTGCCGGTGACGTGCCCGGCGTTCTCGGTCTTGACGGTGCTGCTCTCGGTCGTGGTGGTGACCGAGACCTTGTCGCCGACTTCTTTCTTCGTGCCGTCCGCGCTCCAAGTCGTGCGCACCTTGCCGTAGGTCTCGACGTTCTCATCGAGCTTCTCGGACGGCTGCGGGTTCTCGTCGGAGAAGCCGCCCTTCGGAATGATGTGCGCCTGACGCTGGTCGCCGCCCGGGGCGAACACGTGAACGATCTGCCCCTTGGTCAGGGGCCGCCACGTCTTGAAGGCGCCGCCCTGCTCGGGATGCGGAAACCACGCGCTCGGGAGGGGCTTTCCGTCGTCATCGTTGCCGAATTCGACCTGGTAGCCCTTCTTGCCGTCGACCTCCTTGATGGTGCCGACGCGCAGCATGGTGGCCGCCTGGTGGCGCAGCTCCTCGACGGTGTGCTGCAGCTTCAGGTGAGCCCGGAGGAGATCGTCGAAGTCGCTCACGGCGTAAGCTCGGCCTCGACGACGGTGGCGCGGCTCTGGCCGCGAAGGGTGAAGCGCTGGGCCAGCGGCTCGCCGACCTCCCGGAACAGCGGGCCGAGGCCCAGGGCGAGGTAGGACGCGTCTGTGAGGCCGAGATCGGCCTGTATGCGGCGCCAGTCCGGGAGAACGTCGCCGACGATCATGGTCTCAAGGAGCGGGACGTCGCCGGCGAGGCGCGGATCGGCGCGCATCATGTCCAGCAGGCGCGCGAAATGCCCCTCGGCCTCGATGCCGAAGTCCGGCTCGGCGATGGTGTCGGCCGTGATGACGTACTGGCGCGCCGCGAAGCGCACGCCACCTTCGGCGTTGGCGCCCCGGCGGACGGTCATCTTCTTCGGCATGAAGACGATGCTGCGCAGCAGGTCCGACCATGGGCCGCCGACGAGGATCTCACGGAAGACCTGCCGGCCGATCATGTTGAGCGAGGTCTCGAGGCCCTCGTCGGTGTGGGGAATGTCGAGGCGCATCGCCTGACCCCCGCCCTCCTCGGCCGGGAGGTCGACCGCCGTGATGCCGCCGACGGCGATCTCAATGACGACGTTGACGGCGCGGCTGGCGTCGAGAAGCTGCCAGCCCTGGAGGTCGTATTCCTCGTCGTCCGTCGAGATGACAATGAAGGGCTTCACGCCCGGCTTGATCATCTCGTCAATGGCCTGGACGGCGGAATCGTAGACCCGGCCCTCGGCGAGGGTCCGGTTCACCAAGGCCGCTCCGAGGCAGGTTCGGATCGCGTAGGCGACGAGGCTCATGCGACCGCTCCGGAGACGAGTTCGAGCTGCGTCTCCCCGCTATCGCGCAGGCCGACGGAAGTGACGGTGAACGTCGGTTGGTCGATGCGGGTGGTGAGAGTGACGGTGTCGCCGGCGATCGGTGCATAGCCCAGCGCTGTGATCTCAGCCGGGGAGATCCGCAGGGCATGCGACCGGGTCGAGATCCGGCTCATGCTCTGGAAGCGCGAGCCCTCGCGGTTGCCCTCCATCTCGGAGGTGGTCGGTGTCGAGCGATACCGGCCCTGAATGTCCCGGACCGGGCGATTGGGGTCGATACCACCCTGCCCGCGCCAGCCCCGCTCACCCTGCGGGATGATGCGGATGCCCTCGCCGAACGCGTCGTCGAGGGCATCCTGCATGTCGTCGTCGACGTCGTTAAAGACGGACACGTGCGGGCTACTTGCCCTTGTGTCCGGCGTCGGCCTTGGCCTTCACATCCTCGGCCTTCGCGTCCACGGGCTCGTTGCCCCAGACGCCGCCGTGGATCTCCGGGCCGGCCTCGGCGCCTTCCGGCAGGACCTCGACGTACTTGCCCGTAGCGAGCGCGGACTGAGCCTGCCCGAAGTCCATGGGCACGGCGTCCTCGTCCTTGCCGCCCTTTTCCTTGATCAGTGCCATGTCGGCCTCCGTCAGTTCGAGGAGAAGCCGCGAACCAGTAGGTTCGGGCGCTTGCAGAGGGGGAGCGGGTTGGACTCGGTGTGGACGTCCACGCCCTTGCCGAACTTCATCCGCTCGAGGGGAGCGACGAAGACCTGGGCTTCGAGGCCCGGGGCCGTGTTGACCTCGTCGACGAAGTCCGGTGGGGCCCACCAGTTGACGAAGGTCTCGCCAGTACCGATGGGGAAAAACCGCACGTCGCCATCGGGGATGAAGCGGGTCACGGTCGAGGTGGTGCCGTCAGCATTGAGGTAGGTCGCCGAGCCGCGGTACTCCTCGATGGTCACGCCCTGGTAGGTGAAGCCGCGCCGCACATCCTGGCGATTCGGGTCCTGCGTCGAGGTGTAGAACTTGAAGGCGTCCTTGACGCTGGCGTGGGCGATGTACTTCGCGAACCACGTGGGCGACGCGAAGCCATGGACGCCCGTCATGGTGTCGCCCATCAGGCTGTCTTCCATGTAGCCCGAAAGCTCACGGAGCTTGCCGCCGACGTCCGTGCCGGGCGTGCCGAGAGCGAAGTCGATCGTCTTCTCGGTGACGCCGAAGCGGGCAAACAGGTCGATCACGACGGTGCCGTCGTAGTCGAGGATCCGGCCCTTGAGCGCCCCCATGCGGAGGTTCTCCAGGGTGATCGCATGCTTCCGGCGCATGGTGATGAGCTTGCGGTTCACCGCGCCGATCACCGATTCCAGGCCGAGCTGCGGGGCCCGGGCCAGCATGTTCTGCACGTCGAGCGCCAGGACGCTGTCGTCGTGCGGGATGTGCGGGACTACGAACGCCTGGAGGTTCTGGCGCTCACGGGTGCCAACGCTGGCCGGCCCGCCGCGGGGGCGCATCGGCAGCAGGTTGAGCACGCCGTTGGCGATGTCGATCGCCACCGACGTGGTGCTCACGGGCTCGTTCTGGAACAGGCCGAGTTCGTTGATCCGCCCGTAGGTGTTCGGGACGATATTGACGGTGTCCGTCAGCGAGACGGCGCTGAACGCGGCGTCGTTGAAGATGTCGAGGATCTCGGGCATCGGTTACGCTCCTTCACGCGTGACGATGCCCACCGCAGCGAGCTGTGTCTGAACAGTCGCGCGCTTCGTTGCATCGGTGATGGTGGGGCCATAGGTGATGCCGGCGTGGCTCACGTCGGCGTGGCGGGTGAGGATCACCGCCTTGACGTCGGCGCTGGTCGCGTCGACGGGGGTGATAAGGCAAGCGACGGCGGTCTGGGAGCCATCGGCACCCGTGGCCGCGGCGGGCACGTACTTGCCGGTCGCCGTGACCTTGGCCAGCACGGTGCCAGAGACCAGCACCCCGCTACCCGAGGCAATGGTGGCGGTGTCCCGCGAATGGTAGCTGGGGGATTCGTACTTCAGCCAGTCCGCCACATAGACGGGGCTGTTCAGGGTCAGTGCCATGTTCAGGCTCCCTTCTTAATGAGGCCGGACCGCTCGAGCTGAGCGCGCATGTTCGCCTTCGCCGCGGCGGGCCCGGCGGGCCCCTGGCGGGTCGAGGGCTGGTGTGAGGTGACCGTGGTCTCCTCGTCGCGGGCGACCATCTGGTCGAAGAGCGCCGCGCGGGCCTGGTCGAGGGTCTTGCCCTCGGACAGCATGGTCGAGGCGAAAACCTCGGGGATCTGCGGGTTGGAGCGGCGCGCCAGGGCGACGAGCTCCTTGATCTGGCCGGCCGCCTGGATGCGGCCCTTGGCCTGCTCGACCGAGGCGCCCTCGGCGAGGAGCGAAGCGGTCATCTCCGCCACGCCGCCGTCGAGGCACAGCTTGGCGATCTCGGAGGCCGCCGCGCGCGGCACGGCGGTGGCGAGGGCCTCGGCGCGGCCGGCGGCGCGGGCCTCGTCGAGCTGGACGACGTTGTCGGTGTTGGCCGTGGTGTCGGCCGCGGAAGCGCCCGCAGCCGTGGTGTCGGAACCCGGCATGGGTGCCTCCTTGGTGGGATGGGTGGACGCGAGCGCAGGGGCTCGCGGGGTGACGGGCTTTCGCCCGCTCCAGCCCCGGGCATCCGCCATGGCGACGAAGCGCTCAGGGGCGTGTGCGTAGGAGCGGAAGGGGAAGGGTGCGGGCTCGTCGTCGTTGGCGGCGCCGACGCGATCGGAATAGCCCTTGGCGATGGCCTCTTCGGCCGTCAGCCACGTCTCGGCCGACATCTCGGCACGGATCTCTTCGACGGGCCGCTTGGTGGCCTCGGCGTATATCGACGCCATCGACGCCGCGATCACCTCAAGCGCCTGGGCGGTGTCGAGGTGGTCCTCGGCCGTGCCCATGGTCAGGCCCGACGGATCGTGGATCATCATCAGGGCGCCCATCGCCATGACGCGCTCGTCGCCGGCCATCGCGATGATGGAGGCGGCGGACGCGGCGATGCCCTCGACGACGGTGGTGACGCGGCCCTTGTGGGCCGTGAGGATGGCGTGGATCGCCGAGCCCTCGGTGGCGATGCCGCCACCGGAGTTGATCCGCACCGTCACGTCGGCGTTGCGGCCGAGGACGGCGAGCGCGCGGATGACGTCGGTCGAGGTGAAGCCCTCGTCCCAGAAGTCACCGCCGACCATGCCGTGAAGCACGAGGCAGCCATCGACCAAGAGGTCGCGGCCGGAGCCGTAGCCATAATCCATGATGGGGTGTCCGTTCAGGCCGCGTCAGCGGCGTCGGTGACCGGGTTCGGATCGTCGACCGTGCCGCCGTCGAGCCGAAGCTCGAGGCTGTTGGCGCGGTCCTGGTCTTCCTTGCGCCGCGCATCGACCTCTTCGGCGTCGCCGCCGCGGGCCTCGATCGCGTCCGACCTGGGCAGGATGCCCATCTTGATCGCGAGCTCGTCGGCCTTGAGGTCTTTTAGCGGATCGACCCAGTCCCACTTCGGGGGCTGCCACTTCACCGTCGAAAGCGCCGCGCGATTGCGGGCGAAGGTCGCCGGCGTCAGCCCCGGGATGGAGCCGGCAAGCGCGGCGGTCGCGATCCAGCGCGCCCAGACCGGCCGGCACAGTTGGAACACGAGCGTCTGATGTTAACTCTTACCCATGTGCTAAGTCATTGAAAACGCTGGATGCGTCCAGCCGCATCCGCATTTATGTCGCGTTCAGGCCGGCGCCATGTCGCGCGAGGTCTCCCCTGGCGCAGGCAATTCCAGCTTCAGATTGCTCGCCATCCGGTCGAAAGCCTCCTGGTGCCGGTGGTTCGCGATGACCGGGTGCGCGTAGACCTGGAGCGTCGTGTCGAAATGGCTGTGCCCCATGAGGCGCGCCACGTCGGTCACGGGCAGGCCGTTCGCGATCATCCAGCTCGACGCGAAATGGCGCAGGGCGTGGAAGTGGAAACGCTTCCCTTCGCCGAGCCCTGCACGGATCAGCAACGGCCCCCACGTCGCCTTGTGGAAGCTCGCGGCACTGATGATGCCGCCCGATGATGTCCGGAACAGCAACCGGCGCTCGTTCGCCACGTAGCCGTTGGCGATCCAGGCCGTGAGCATGTCAGCGACGTGCTGCGGCAAAGGAATGTTGCGGACGCCGGCGACTGTCTTCGGCCCCTTTAACTCGTCCCAGTCCGTGAGGCTGTGCCGGATGTAGAGGCGCCGGTCATCGAAGAACACGTCATCGAGGGACAATCCCAGGATCTCCCCGTACCGGAGGCCACAGCAAGCCGCGAGGTTAACCATGCATTCGGTGTAGGCGTGCGCCCGCAGCTTGAAGCCGGGGGCTCGATGGGCGGCAGTCGCGAGCACCTGCGCGGCCTGCTCCGCGCTGAAGGTCCGCACACGTGATTGCCGGATGCCGGTGAGATCCTTGAGGTAGTCGCGCACCGGCGTCAGCTTCGTCCATGACCGGCGGACCGCAAAGTCCTCGATCATCTGGAAAATGATGACCCGCCCTTTCGACGTGACCGGGGCAAGCTTCTTTTCCTTGCGCAGCCAGTTATACCAGCCCTCCACGTCCTCGCGCTTCAGGCCACAAAGCTTCATGCGACCAAGGTGCGGTTTTAGGCAATTCTCCACCGTGTAGACGATGATGGCATAACGGCTTCGCCCGATCCGGCCGTCCGATAGGCGCTCCGCCGCGTTCCGAACGAAGGTGTCGCCCAGGTCAGCGATCGTGGGCGAGGTCGAAGGGGCGGTGTGAATGCCTCCATCGATCTCCGCCTCGATCTTCCGACGCAGGGCATCGGCGTCCTTTTTCAGTCCCGACTTAGGGGTCTTGCGCACCCGCTTGCCCGTCGACGGGTCCGTGTATTCAACGATCCATGGAGACGCGGGGTCATCCTTCTTGAGCTTCCTGACGCTCGCCATCTCAGTGTCCTCCCTGCGGCCGAGCCGCGTGTTCGATGAGCGGGGCCGATGCTGCGAGGCCCGCCGGCACGGGCTTGCCCAAGCGCATCGCCAGGACCGTCAAGCCGGCGCTCGTGATGCGGGCCTGCGGCTTGTTCCAGACCTTGCCGTTGCCGACCTCGACCGGAATCACCTTCGTGGTGATCCAGCCCTGTCCGAACCGCCGGGCGGTCGCCACCCATGGCCCGCCGGGCTCGCGTCGATAGATCCAGTCGTTGCCCGACAGGTAGGCCGTCAGGCCGCTTTCCGTGACCTGAAGCATCTTGGCCGCGTCGCGGATGCAGAACGTCCCCTCCCCGTCGGCGATGGTCGCCAGGGCCTCGCTGCGTGGGGCCAGGACGGCGATCTGTGCGGCCTGCGCTTCAACCTGCCGTTGGTTGTCGGCGGCAAGCTGTAGGGCCTCGGCGAAGGTGGTCGGAACGGCCAGGATCGCCTTGCCCCGTAGCGCCTCCTCCATCGCGTCGAACCGCTCGATGTACGCCTCCTTGAAGACGGCGGCCGGCGCGCCGGTGAAGCCGAGGACGAGGAAGGCGAACCCGTTCTTGGTCATCAGGACGTGGGAGAGGGTGGACCCGCTTAAGTCCTTGGAATGAAACGGCGCAAAATTGCGCTGCCTGAAATCCGCGGAGCATGCGAGCTCTCGATAGGCTCGGAGCACGTCTTTGTGCTGCCGGCCGAAAGTGGCGGCGATCTCACGGCTGTCCGCCATGGGTTTGCCGTCGGTGATGTGGACCGTGGGTGTCGTGGTCATGGCATCCTCACGAATTGCGCCGTGCGGTACGGCGAATGCCGCCCGCGCGGGATTGCGCGAGCGGCGTTCGTGAGGCCCGGCCGGGCTCCGGATTGGCGCGGTACGGCACCGCGCCCTCAGATCTGAGGCGTCCGTGCGGGCGGCCGGGCCGGGGGTTAAGTCAGGAGAGTACCTGCCTTCACCATGGCGCGAACGTCATCGAAGACGTCGCCTTCCCAGCTATCGAAGGTCGCGGCGATCCTGGCTTTGAGTAACAGGCCCGGCACGGTGACCGCGCGATGATCCCATAAAGGTTCAATCAGAGGGTCGATTATGTCCCCTATGCGATCGGCCGGCGCCCTGGCGCTCATGTACTTCCGCCACAAGGGAGAAGCCGATTGTGCCTCCCCCCAAGATGCCCCTCTCCTCGTTGCTCGCTGCACTTCAGCGATGCCGGCCTCGTAGGTGCCACCCTGCGCCGCCCAAAGCCGGTCGTATCGGTCCAGCAGCGGGACAAGGCGCGGCGCCAAATCAAGTAACGGCGCGTCGGGGCTTGCAGCGGCAGTTGCCACTACCGTGAGAGACGGCAGGACGGCGAGACCGGAGAGGAATCCCCGGCGCGATGCGGGGGCGCTCATACGGCACCAGCGAAGGCGTACCGGGTGCCGGCGAACTGTTCGTGCAAGCCTTCAAGGTCGCCGATGCCGTTGTCGTCGCCGTCCTCGCGCTCGTCACCATCGTGAGGGGCGTCTTGGATATCGCCGCCGTCCTCGTCCACGGCCTCCAGATCGTTCGCACCGCCGCCCGCCCAATTCAGTTGGGAGTGGCCGACAGCATTTGCGGTGCCCCCGAGCGAGCCTAGCGAATCCTCCCCACGGTCGCAGTCGCTCCCGTGCTCGTCCTCACCCTCAAGGTCGTGGGCGTTTTCACCGCAGCCGCCACCCGTCTGCGGGAACTCGTGCTGATGCCCGAACGCGAAGTGGCCGCCGATGCCACATAGGCTCGGCTCGTCATCGGTGCTGCGGCCGACGGTGTGTAGGCCGCCGTCCGGGGCGCGCTCAGTGGTCGTGTAGTCCGCATCGAGGTCCGGATCCCTGCCGGTTGCGTCAAGGAAATCGATGCCGTCCGACACGGCTTGAGCGACGCGCTTGCGAAGGGCGCGCAGGGTGGCCCGCTCCTCCGCATCGATCTCCCGTTGACGCTGTTCCCAGGTGGGGGCTTCGTTCGGGCGCAGCGCGCGTATGGCGAGCGTCACCGGGCCGGGCTGACGGGCAGCCGGCGGCACGCGCCGGGAAGGCGCCGTGCGGGTCTGTGTGGTGGTCATGGATCTCGGTTCTCACAGGTACGAACCGGCTTCTCAGGGCCGGGGCCTCGAGCCTTCTCAGGGGCTTTCGGCCACGCCAGCATGCGGTGCTGGCGCCGGGAGGCTGAGAACACGCCTGTGAGAACGTGCGCGGCGACCTTTACCCCGAAGGGCTCTTGTATCGCAGTCGAGCATTTCTGCTTGACCGTGTCGCCGCACTCCCGGCATAGTGAGCCGGTCGCGCTCACCGGGAGGTGAGCACGTTCATTACGGGGCACATCACCCTGCAAGGTGTTGGGCTTCCGTCACAGGATGCGACGCTATCCCCTGCAAGGGACCGTCGCGAGAGTTCTCAGGCTCTACGTTCATCATGACACGACAACCCCACGCCCTGCAAGGCGATGGGGGTTTCGTCGTGCGCGTAGGGTAGAGGCACAGCGCTTGGATCGAGCCGTGTGCGGCTTGCCCACCGATCGCGCTTGGGATCTGCATATGACTCGGCCCACTGCCATAGTCGGAAAAAGAGAGCTGATTCATTCAGGCTCAATTATTCTTGGCGCCGAAGAAACCATCGTTATGATGCCCTTCGACGACGATCCTGAATATCGATTCAGATTTAAGTTGAGTATCGACGAAAGCACGGATACCGAAACCACAATTCAATTGGACGATGATCAAATACTATCTCTTGTGCATCGTCGAAGTCGAGACAATATAATCTCGACCGGAGCGCGAATTACCCAAAGCTTTGCTCAAGATGAAACGCACAAGTTTTATCTATCCTTCGTGATCATGTCCTTTAGATCGTCGAAGGGAGAGATTTATTTGATGAATTATAATATCTTAAGGCAGTCACGTTGATGACTGGCGCCATTAAGAAAAGCACAACACCCCTTCGATCGATTGACAGCTTCGCTGAAGGTGAAGCAGAGGCACTGGCTCGAAAAATAAATTCTCCAAGTTTTGGTTCAGGAAAACCGCCGCCATCGTCTGATAACCCAGCATTGCGGAAGCTTGACGCCAAGCGCATCAATGAGTGCCTCAAGCACTTCAACGCGCTCTGCAACACTCTCGCGGCCGGCATTCTAGGGGCAGCGGCGATCGTGCCGTTCGTTCGGGACGCGGATGCGGTTCTGGACGGAAACGCGGTTCAATGGTGTGTTATTTCTTTGGGCTTCCATATCTTCCCGTACGTTCTAAATTTCCTTGTGATGCAATCAGAGGAGTGATCCGTGACACCTACCCTGCTCCTATGGTCCGCTCTCGGCTTGGCAGTGGTCGGAGGCGGCGGTTTTTTCGCGCTGCTGAAGTACCGATTCAACCGGAAGCATCCACATGCCGAGCGGCCTGCCCCGGCGGGTGAACAGCATGCCGTACGCGGTTGAGGGCTAGTCTCGACAACTGCACCCCGGCGGCTATCTTGCCGGCATGCGCCCTGCCCTGCTCGCCCTCGCTCTGATCGTGTCATCGTACGCCGCACACGCGGCGGGGATGGCGGATGACCTCTCGGTCACGGCCGGACGCCCGCGCGCCATCGGCGAGACCGTCGAGACCGTGATTCAGGTGAGGAATGCCGGCTCGGCGCGGGTGGAGGTCGCCGAGGTCAGTTGCTCCGTAGCAAGTCCGGGCGGGTCTCCCGTGGGTGAAGCGGCCTCGGTTATCCGCAACATCAAACCGGGCGCTACCGTCACAGGCCGGAACTTCATCGGCATCGCCGAGGCGGACGGGAAAACTCTCGGCGCCGCGTCCTGTCGCATCGTGGACGCGCGGTAGGCTGCCCAGATCGTCACAAGCCATTTACTGACCGTCTCTGCGCGGCCGACTGCCGTCGTCACATCCCCTTGTCGGTGAAAGTGTTCTGGAGGCGCTGGGCGACGTTGCCGGAACGGACGACACCCGAGGCAACAGCCCCGTTGGCGCCTTTCAGGGCTGGGCCGACCCGGGCGATTTTCGCCAGGAGGCGATCTACTGCGGTTTCTGCCGCCGCGATGGATGAGGCGTCGACGGTCGGCGCGACGCTCACCCCGGCGAGGGCCGAAAGCTTTGCCTTGGCTTCGTCGGCGGCCGTCCCGAGCGGCGCGAGCCCTGCGGCATCTCCCTTCGGTGTGACGGTGGTGGCATTGATTTCAGAGAGCTTCGCCTTGGCCTCGTCGGCCGCTGTCCCGATGGGGGCCAAGCCGGCGCCGTCGCCCTTCGGCGCGATGGTCCGCGCACCGAGTTCATCGGCCTTGCGGCTGGCCTCATCGAAGCCGGAGGTGTCCACCTCGACCTTGATCTCCGGCATGGTGATTTCTGCGCCGGGCGTCAGCCCTGCGGGTCGCGGCGGCGGTAGCGGCACCCGGCGCGAGGGCAGCACGTCCGTGCCGTGTAGGCCAAGCCCGAAGCGGCCCGGGCCGATGGTCTCCACGTCCTTCGCAGCCGGACCGTCGACGCTGAACGCCCCCTTGTCCCGCTTGTGCTGAGCGCGAAGGGCTCCGATCGCCTCCCAAGCCTTGGCAAGCTCGCCCTCCAAGCGCTTCACCTCGGCGTCGGACTTGCCGATCTGCTCCACCGCCAGCGAGCGCCGCATCCCCGTAGCCCCGACCGCTTCCCGCCGGGCCTGATCCTGTGCGCGGCGCTGGCGCTGGATCTTCGTCTCGATGTCGGCCGGGCGGTCGAGCACCTCCCGCTCGGCCGCGGCGCGCCGCCCGTCGGCGTCCTCGCGGTTCATCCGGTCCGTGTCAGCGCCGGTCTTGCCGATCCGCTTGTCGACCTCGTCGTTCCACTTCTTGCCGCTCAGCCAGGGCAGCTTTTCCTCGAACCATTTTTCCAGGCCGCCTTCGCCATTCATTTCGGGCAGCTCGATCGGCTTGCCAGCTTCGCCGCCGTTGAGGCGCTTCACCAGGCGCTGAAGGATCGTGTCGCCCTTTTCCAGGCTGTCGACGAGCGTATTGACCTGCTCGGAGATGCCGCCGATCTGGATCTTGATCGGGTCGCCGATGCGCTTGTAGAGAACGTCGATGGATTGCGTGGCCCGGTCGATCTTCGACACGTCCTTGTCGAGGTTCTGACCGAACTGGAACCGGACGCCACCGGCGGCAATCTTCGCCTGATCGCTCATGATGCCGATGTACTTGTTCACCTTCGGCAAGGCGTTGAGCATCTTGGCGATGTCGTCCTGATATTCCTTGCCAAAAAGGTTGGTCATAATCTCCGCTTTCTTGAGCGGGTCCGCGACCTTGTTGATCTTTTCCAGCAGGCCAAGCATCGTCTCGACCGGCTTGGCGACGAACGCCTTGCGCATCTTGGTGGAGTTGACGCCGAGATCCTTCAGACCTTCGCCTGCTTTCTTCGAAAACTCCTCGCCGAGCTTCATCACGTTCAGGAGTGCCTCGAAGCCGGTGGCGGCCACGTCGGTCCGGACGCCCACTTCCTTCATCGAGGCGCCGAACGCCAGCATATGCTCGGCTGAGATGCCGGCCTGCTTCGACGAGGCACCCGCCCGACGCATGAAGTCGAGTAGGTCGGATTCCTTCGATGCCGAGCTGTCCGCCATCGTGTTGATCGCGTCGCCGATCTCCTCGATGCGCTTCTGATTCGCGTCGTAGATGTTGCCGATCTCGGCCAACGCCTGGCCGGTGTCTTCGGCGCTCGTGCCCCAAGCCACGGTCGCTTTCGCCGCGTACTCGGTGAAGTTCATTAGCTCCTCCTTCGGGCGGCCGGCAAAGCCCGCCGAGGAGAGCATCGAGGCGAGGTCTTCCTTCGTCTTGCCGGTGGCGCGGGCCAGCGCCAGGATGCCCTCGGAGTATTTTTCGAGATCGGCCCCTGATGCGTCGGTGGCCTTGCCGACCTCGATCATGCTGCGCTCGAAATCTATCGACGACTTCGCAGCCCGGCGGATCTGATCGCCGATGATGTAGGCACCCCCACCGATTCCGGCCGCTGCCACGCCGAAGCGCGCCACGCCGGCGCCCACTACGGCGCTCCCGGCGGCGCCCGTGCCACCGCCCCCGCGCCCTGCTTGAGGCCCGTGCCCGCCTGCGGCTGGCCCCATCCGGCTCGCCGGCGCCCCGGCGCCAACATCCGCAAGCGCCTTCTTCCGTCGCTTGAGCGCCTCGGTGGTGTGGTTGATCTGGGTCTGCAACTGGCGCTCGTGCGCGGCGAGCGCGTTGAGCGGCACGCCGGCCTGCTCCAGGGCGGTGCGCAACGCGCGGACCTCCTGCCCCTGATTCTTGAACGCGGCCCGCGCCGCATCGGCGTTGCGCTCGGCGCCCTTCAGCGCGCTCCCGAGCTTTTTGGCGCCGTCGCCGCCGGCCTCCATCTCGGCCTTGATCTTGCGCACGTTCTGCTGCGCCAGCCTGAACTTCTGCGCGGCGTCGTCCAGCGACTTGCTCGCCTGCTTGAAGGCGTCGATCTTGCCGGCCTTGGCCTTCAGTGCATCGAGGGCGGATGCGGTGCTTTTCAGGGCGCCGGCCATGCCCTTGGCCGGACCTGAGACCTGATCGACCAAGTTGGCGATCAGGGTTGCGGTGCGTGTCGACATCTCAGCGGCCCTCAGAAACGCGTTTGGCTTCGAACCACTCGCGGGTGAACTCGCCCCAGGTCATGGCGTCGAGCTCAGCCCGCGAGCCCCCTATCAAGCGGATGATGTCGGCTCGGCAGGTTCGCCAGACGAAGGGGCTGAGTCCTGCGTCAGAGCTTCCAGGGCAACCGCGAGCCGCTTGGGAAAAAAACGGTCAGCATCCTCGAACACGACCTGCCGGTCATCGTCGTCGAGAAAGCCGAGCACCGCATCCGGTACGAGGTCGCCGGCCTCGTCGACGAAAATCGGCACGTTGAGATTCGTGTCGCCCGGGACCGCCGCGCCCTCGGTGAACTGCTCGAACCACCGGCCCAGCACGGCGCTAGACGGGCGTCGACGGGTGATGCTGGCGAAGGTTCGGCCGGCGTACTCGACCGGGTGGATCAGCGGAACGGTATGATCCGGCACCGGCATGACGAAGCGCGGCGGCGGGAGGTCCGGGGCGGGGGACCGCGCGGCAGGGGCGCGCTTCCGAGTGGAGCTTTTGGGCATTGTTTAGGATCTCCGGGCGGGCGGCAGGGCGAGCCGGCGCAGTTCGCCCTCAATCTCGGACTTCTCGACGTGGAAGCGCTCCGGATCGCGGGGCGACGGGGCGAGTCGGCGCAAGCGGTCGGCGAGGTCGAGGAGAGCGCCGGCCGACGGGGTGTCCACGATGCGGACGCGGAGGGCGGAGGTTGCCAGGGCCATCAGCGGGTGGCCCGCGCGAGTTGGGCCAGCATGTTCCGCTTCGCCGCCCCGGGGCCGGAATTGATCGCGGCGGGGTGGCGGCTCCCCTGGACTTCGGTTCGGTCGCCCTCTTCCGCCATCAGGTTCACGGCCTCGTCGCGGACCTGCTTGACCGTCTTTCCGGCGGCGAACGCTGTGACCGCCAAATCCTCGGGCACGCTCGGGCAGTGCCGGCGCGCCAGGGTCACGACGTCCTTCATTTCGGTGCCGGTCTGGATCAGCGCCTTGGCCTGATCCACGGTGGTGGCTCGGGCGAGGATGGTCGGCGTCATCTCGGGAATGCTCGCGTCGAGACACAGGGTCGCGACCGACGCCGAATCGGCGCGAGACAGACGGTTCTGGCTCGCGCCCTGGGTGGCCGTGCCGGTCACCGCTTCCGCTAGCAGCTGCTTCGCTACGTCGGCCGACGACGCCCCAGCCGCAATGAACTCGGCGGCCCTCTCCGGGCACCCGGCAAGAGCGCACGTCTGGGCGATGGCGTCAGGCGCCGACGCGGTGGCCGCCTTATCGAAGGAGCGCGGTGCAGCGGCGTGGCGCTCGGAACGCGACTTGCCCAGGGCGTGCGAGGCGGTGAACTGGCGGGCGCTCCACCCCTTCGTTTCCGCAAGGGCGACGAGGTGGGCGGGTGCCTTCGCATAGGCTCCGAACGGAAACGGGAGCATGGCGGTCGAGGCGGGGGCGGTTCCGATCGCCGTGGCGTACCGCCGGGCAAGGGATTCGTCGGCGTCGAGCCACGTCTCGGCCTTCATCTCCTCCAGGATGACGGCCTTCGCTCGGCCGGTGGCGGTCGCGTAGACGGTCGCAAGCGCATCCGACAGGGTGCGCAGCATGGCGGCGGTGTCGTCGTGATCGTCCGCCGTGCCGACCGTCAGGCCCGACGGGTCGTGGATCATCATGAGCGACCCGGGCGCGACGATCCGGTCCTTCCCCGCCATCGCGATGATGGAGGCGGCGGACGCGGCGATGCCCTCGACTACGGTGGTGATCTTGCCGCGGTGCGCCGAGAGGATCGCGTGGATGGCGAGGCCCTCGAAGGCATTGCCGCCGCCAGAGTTGATCCGCACCGTCACGTCACGGTCTGCGCCGATCTCCGCGAGCGCGAACAGCACATCGGAGGCGGTGAAGCCATCGACGTCCGCCCATCCGGCCTCGCCCACGTCACCATAGAGGACCAAGGCACCTTCGCAGATCAGGCGGCGGCCATCGTAGTCGTTCATTTCACGATCTCCAGTTTTGAGCGGACGGGGTATGCCTCCGCCCACTCGGCAACTTCGTTCGGGTCGGTCATCTCGGGTGCGTCGACCAGGGCTTGCTTCACGCGGGCCATGGGAAGATCGAAACGGCACGCCAGGGCGAAGGGGAGGAGGTTGCCCCTGCCCTGCGCTTCCGGCAGGGCCAGGGTTTCGGTGAGCCGTTGGCGCTTGGCCGCCCGCCGTTCGTCTTCGGCGCCATCGACTTTCGGCACGACGCGCATCATGCTGCCTCGCCCTCCGCTTCGCCGTCATCCTCGTCGTAAAGGGCGAGATCCGTGACAGGCTGGTGGCGAAGGGCGAGATCCGTGACAGGCTGGTGGCGCGGTACGCGCGGTGCTCCGTCGTCCACTACGTTGAGGGGGCGGCCCTCCTCCCGGAAGCGGGTGACGACCTTCAAAATCGCCTCCGCTCGTCGCCAGACTGCCGCGCTCAGGGGCTCAACATCATCCAAGGTCGACAGCGCAACATCAGCAGATCGGTCGAATGTCTTGCCGTTGATGAGGTTCTGCGGCCACACGGGCGGGGTGAAGGGATACAGGGCCGGCAGGCACACGGACCCGGCCAGATTGGTGCCCCAATCCCCGTGGGGCTTCTCGTATTCCAGCGACTTCCGAAAGGTACGGCGATGACACTCCAGCGTGGAGCCGTCATCACGCCGGAGGGCGCCGACCCACTCCGCTCGACCGGGCATCGGGCGAACCCGTTGCTGGTCTTCCTCCGGCACGGGCTCGCTTCCACCCATGGGCGCCCAAAGCTTCACCATCGTTGGGGCCGGCAGCGGCGGCAGGTTGGCCCCGGGATACCGAACCTGCCACTCGGGCGAAGCGATGGGCGCGGCCCCGTGCGGTAGGTCCGCGTTCGCCTGCGCTACCCTGATCTCGGCTTCGGCCAGAAGCCGGAGTAGCCCATGCATCTGTCGGGCGATGGCGGGGTATTCCTGAACCAGGGCAACGCGGGCGGCTTCGGCTTTTGCCTCCGCATCCCGATAGATCGCGCCGCGGCGTTCTTGCTCGCTGGCCTCCCGCACATCGTTCAGGCGCACGGTGAGGGTGGCCACCTGGGCCTCGCCGCGGTCCCGCTTGATCTTGGCGGCCTGGATCGCGTTGAGCATCAAGGCCGGGTCGCCGTCATCGGCGAGCAGGGATTCGTCGTAGCGCGCTTGGGCCTCGGCCCCGTCGCGCTCGCCCTCCGCAATGGCCGTGCGTGCCTCCGCGATTGCAGCCTCGATGACCTCGGCGTCGGTGGCCTTACGGGCAAGGCCGAACGCCGTGGCGGTGGCCTTGAGCAGCTTCGTCGGCGATTTCATGGGCATGCCTTTCCGGCGGCTTCGGCCGCGTCGAGGGTGGAGATGTTGGGGATGGTGTGCGCGGCCGGCCGGGCGAGCGCGGCGACGCGCGAGGCGGTGAGACGGGAGGTTGCACCCGGCCCCCGATCCAGTGCGGCGGTGAGGCGGCGGGCGGCGGCTCCCTGGCGCTCGACCTCGGATCGCACGGCGTCGGCGGCGGCCTGTCGGACGCTCAGTTCGTGGGCCACCGCGTCACGAATGAAGTCGGCGCGACTCTGCATCCGTTCGGCGGCGGCGAGGGTGACGGCGCGGGCCGTCTCGTGGTCCAGCGTTGTGCTGAAGCGGGGGAAGCTGGCGGTTGTCATGCCGGAAGTGTCCGGCGGACGAGGGCCTAATTCAACGAGAGAAAACCAACTTTGGACCGGGGAAAACCAACCAAAACCAACCATTAAATCGAATTACGCGTTCAGCGGCGGGACCGGCGCCGCGACTTTCCGCCCTTGTCTTCTTTGGCCTGAGCGATTTCCAGGCGTGTATCGGCATCGTCGGCAACCCGCTCCATCATCGCGCGGATCACTTCGTCGATGGTGTGGATCTCGTGGCGCGTGAAGTGGGGGTGAGCCTCCGCGATCTTATTTGCCAAGCCGAGAAACCCCTGCCGAAGCTTGACGATTTCATGGCCCCACGCGTCGTCGAATTCCTTCACGTTGACCATCACCTCGGCCTCGGCGTCCCGGTCCATCTCTGCGCGGTCAGCTTGGGCGGCGGTCAGTCGAATCTTCTCGGCTCGCAGCTCTTCGTTGGTGCTGGGCCGCCCGGATGCGGCGCTGCGGAGGTGCTCAGCGTAGGTGCGGATCGAGGCCTTCACGTCGTACTGGCCGCGGCCAACACGCACGAATATCCCGCTGGCGGCGTGCTTCGCGACGGTCCGGTCTGAGACCCCGAACAGCTCCATCATCTCGGCGTTCGAAGCGGTCTCGTTCATCGGTTTCTCCATCGGGAGCGAGGCTTCGAGGGACCGAAAAGAAGCGGCCCCCCCTATTTTTGGCAAACTTGCAGAGAGCCGAAAGTCGGGAGCAACTCTGCCCGCAGAGGGGTGGGGTGTCTCCGGAGGACCCATTGTGCGCTGCGGTAGTGAGGCGCAGCATGCGGGGCGGGGTCGGAGGGCCTACCCACCGAGGAACGTGCGGGTCTCCGTGACGATCGCCGCTTGGCCCCTAGGCCCGGCCTCCGCTTGGTCGTATGCCGTCCGCCCACGGTTGTACGGAGCATGGTCATGGAGCGCTTGCAGGCTGAGACGCAGTACGGCGATTGGGAGGGCTCGGCCGCGGCCGACAATGCCGCCGTCGATGACTTGGGGGCGACGCTCGCTGCCCGCGGGCTTGCCCCTGCCGGCCGCTTCCTCGTGGCCTTCGACCTCTGGCAGAGCGAGGTAGACGGGTCCACTAAGCTGACGGCCCACTATGCCCTGGGCAACAGCTACGACGAGGCCACGAAGGCCATGCCTCAGGACGGGCCGATCGATCTGGTCGCTGTCGACGTTCCCCTGTCGCTCGCCGACTTCCTGGCGTGCTTCAAGCGGCTCAACGTGACGATGGTGCGCGCGGGTAGCAACTTGCACGCACGCGAGTTCAATCGGGTCTAGCGCCGCTCACGAACCAGGTATCCCGGGTGACACCGCAGGTCGCCCGGGATGCATCAAGCCGCATCGTCCCCGACCACGTGCATTAGGGCCATCGTGACAGCATGCCGTGTCGTCGCCTCCCACACCTTGCGAGGCGTGGTGTGGAATGGTGTGGAAGTGTGGAAACTCCATTCCACACCACCACCCCTATAGGGGTGTGGGGTGGGGTGTGGACGCGCGAAGGCCCGAACCTCGGGTGTGGAAGCTCAGTCGACTGCGCTCTCGCCAACCTCAATGAAGGTCCGGTCCATCGCCTTGTCGTCCTTGCCGGTGACGGCCACGAACATGCCAGTCTTCATCCAGACGGCGAGCATCCCTTTGATGCGGGCGCGGTCGGCCTTGTTGTCTGCGTCGAGCCTGAGGGCGTAGGCGATCGGCTTGCCGATCCAGTCGCGAGCCTGTGAGTTCTCGCGCCAGCGGCCTTCCCTTGTCGCTGCCTGAGCTTTTCTCAGATCATCGACTGACACGCCATCCATTGGGTTCGGCGGCTCCCACGCTGCCACCACGCCAACGCTGTCACCGTCGAGCACGATGCTCCCAACGCTGCCGCCGTTGCCGAGGGAAACGGATTGCTTCTTGAACCACGCCGAGCCTTCAGACGGCGGCGGGGCGAGATTTGCCTTGCCGTTGTCCACTCGGAAATACAGCCCGCGATCCGTAATACCCCACTTCTCAGCCTCGTCCCTTTGCATGCCGTTGAGGGTCCGGGCCGAGCGAACCGCGGCGAGCAAAGCCACGGCGCCGCGCGCGTCCTCGACGGTGATCTCGGCGCCGCCGGTTTTCCGCGAATGGTGGACGAGCTCGATGCTGCAATTCGTTTCGCCTGCGATCCGGCCCCACAGCTTCGCCACACGATCAATGGCGTTGTTGTCGTTCTCCGTCACCTCATGGCAGGACACGAACGGGTCCACGAACACGACGTCGATCTCGTTCGCCAAGATGGTCGCCTTAAGAGCGTCCACCACCGGCACGGCAATCACCACGTCACCCCTGTGCATTCTCGCCACCGTGATCGGGTCGTCGCGTCCGGAGTTGACGAACAAGCGCCCCTCGATCTCGGTCCGGTCGATCTCGAAATAGAGGCAGGCCGCCGTGATGCGCTTCTGCAATTCGTCCATCGGGTCTTCGCCGTTCCAGATCATCGCCCGGTGACGTCCATGCGGCTGGTGTCCGATGAGGTTGCGACCCGTCACGAGGGCCAGCGCGTCCACGATGATGATGGACGACTTGCCCAGGCCACCCGGCGAGACGGTGGCGCTCGTGTATTTTCGGATCAGGTGCCGGCCGAGAAGCCATTCGCGCATCGGCAGGGTGTGCGGGTCCTTCCACACGAACGGACGCGCCCGGAATGCCGGCGGCGACTCGGCGGTGGGGCCCGGATCGGATTGGGGCCCCTCGTACCGCGGGCGCTCCGCACCCTCGTTACGCCCGCCACGCCACCCGATGTCCTCGGGCCGGATGCCGAGCCGATCGCACAGCCACATGGCCGCCGCCGCGGCGTCGCTCGCCGGCAGGTAGGCTTCCACCACGTCGATCGGCGTCCGCGCGCCGTCGCGCGAGTCTCCCATGTCACCGCTGCCAAAGTCCCGAATGCCGTCCGGGTGCAGGGACAGGTCTTCCTCGTAGCCCTCGCCAAGCGCGCTTTGCTCAACGCGGTAGGCGCCTGTGCCAGCCTGCCAACGGGCGCCGGGGAACACGCTCGGGACCCATGCGCCAAGGTTCGCAAGGGCGCGGTCGTTGACGGTTCGCCAGAAGTCGCCGCCCTCGCGCGGACCACGCTGCCGAGCGCTCGCCGAGGCCCGCTCGCTGACTGTCGGGCCCGGCTCAGGGCGGGGCTCGCGGGCGGCATGCTTCTCGGCCTTCTTGCGCTCGTTCTCTCGGGCGCGATCAGCGGCGGCACGCTCGACCTCTCGGAACTGGTCGGCGCGCTCCTGAAGGTAGGCGATGAGCCGGGGCGCCTCCCGAATCTCCGTGGGCGTGCCAGGGATATGCTGCCCGGTGACGGTCAGGTATCGGCCCTTGGTGTAGATCTCCACTTGGGCCGCATCGATCTTGCGACCGTCGACTAACCCCTTGACGAAGAAGCGCAGCCCGCGACCGGACGGCGACACCTCGGTGTAGGTCTCGGCGAAATCGACGGCCACCTGCGCCCATGCCTGAAGTATACCCGTCTCGGGATCGCGGCACTTGTCGAGGTCGACACCGCTGTCCTCGACCTCCGGCGACAGGACGTAGCCGACGCCTGGCAGCCCCTCACGAGAGGCACGCGCCGCGGCCTGGTCATAGGTGGACCACGTCGAGGCGTCGGTTGACGAGCCGGCCCCGCCCGTCCGGGCGTTCATTGGGGGCTTGTCCCACTTCGCCTTTTCCGGGCGCCACACGTAGTCCCAGGCAAGCCACTGAGGCCGGGCGCGCATCTCGCACAGCGCCGGCAAGTCCGGCAGGCCGGTGAAGGGCTGATAGGCGGGTTTCGGCGGGCGCTCACCCGCGGCGGCGGTCGTCATAGGGCGCCCGCCTTTCTCAGGGCATCCATCATAAGAATTGTCGTGTCGCGAGCGCTTTGCCCCTCGAACCGATGGTAGATATCGGCCGCCAGTGCTTCCGGTATGTCCGTCTCGCACAGCGCGGGCGCCTGGAGATACACACGCAGCCGACACCCCGGCGCCACCTGTCGGATCGCGGTGAACCAGCGGAACTTGGCGTAAGGCGCCTCGAACGCACTGCCGGCGCGTGCGCCCTGGTCTATCTCTGCCCGGCTTGTATGCCGAACCCGATAGGACCGCTGCGGATACCGTAGGAAGAACCGGCGATCCGCCTCAGTCACCGCCTCGAAGTCCTCGGGGACGACGGGCAGGCGCGCGGAATCGGCCGCTTGCGGGCGGCGTCTCGACTTCGGCATGCTGAGATGCTCCGATATGAATGGGAAGCAGAGCGCGGTATGGGTGCCGGCGCCGAAGGAGTGAGTATGGCTAACGAGCGGGATTACTCAGAGTTTCGAACAAGTATTGCGCGGTACATTAACAGATTCGAGCCAGTCGCTCGCGCCGGCCTCGAAGCTCATATAATGCAGAAGTATCATTTTATCTTCAATGATCTGAATGCTATGGCTGATGCTATCTCGGCGAGCGACCCGACAGAGACGAGCAATCTGAAATATACGAGTGCCCGCGCCGAGGGCGTAAGCGGCTGCATTACCGTAACGGTTACGTTGACCGACCCAAATTGCAAGCAGACCGCCTTCGCATTTGGATTGTGGGAAAACAGTATTGGCACTGAAGACCCATGGATCAACGGAAGATCCTCCGGTCGCGGGCCGAAATATGCCTCAAGTGATTACGAACTCTTCCGCGGGTTGCTGGAAGGACGCGTCCTGGCGTGGTTCGACGGTACGGCCGTCTAGCTGTCTCGGAATCACCGCAAGAGTGCTTTCCCCCGCACCCGCTACCTGCCGGGGCTAAAACCTATCGCCAGCTCCGGCGGGCCATTCTCCTGCCCGCTGACGTGCGCGAGCCATCATTCCGGCCCGCGCGCGGTCCGCTCGACGGCCGCGTCGATCTCGTCATCGAACACGCCGGCAAGGGCATCGTCCGAGGCTTCGGTCAGCGCGCTGGGGTCGCGGCACGCGAAGGCGATCGTCGACCCATCGGTGCCCCGGACGATTGCAAGAGCGGTCATGCCGGCGGGGAGGCTTTTTCCGAGGGTCCAGGTCTCGTTTTCAAGCGCGGGGCGGATGAAGTAGGCGCGGCCGTTGGCGCTCAGCCACAGCCGATCCAGCTCCGTGCAACGCCAAGCCAAGGTCGGCTCCCCGAACACCACCGGCACCTTCCGGACGCTCGGTGCCATCCTGGCGTCGGTGGCGATGATCTCCCGTGCGATCTCCCAACCGCGCAAGATCATCTCGGTGGTGACGCCGGGGAATCGCTTCATCAGCGCCCGGGTCATCACGGCGATGTCCCCGTGCGGATCCACGCCGTCGCGCTCGGCCAGCACCCGGCCGATCTCCGCTGAATAGTCCGGCATGGGTCACCCTCCGAGATAGAACCGTACACCGGCTGTCGAGATCCGCCAGCCGCCGGGCCGGCGCCGCTCGGCCATCCCCAGCGATGCGAGACGAAGCGCCCTCTTCCGCGCCGCCTCGTCGGTGACGCCCCAGGCGCCCGCGGCTCGCTGCAAGGTGAGATGGCCCTCGGCGAACGGGTCTCGCCCGTCCTGGGCCAATCCTGGCGAGCCTAAGCCTAGTTCGGCCTCGATGCAGGCCAGCCGGTGCCGGAGGTCGGCGATCTCGTCGGCGAGATCGGCTCGGCGGTCGGGGTTAAGTCCGGCGGCGGACGGCACGGTGCCTGTGGCCTTCGTCGGCCGTGTCGGTGTCCGTCGTGGAGAGGCGGGCGAGCGCCGCGTAGGTGATGGCGCTCATGAGGTTCGGGTCGGTGATCGTCGTACCGACGGACGGGGTGCCCCTGCCCTTCGTTCGCAACTGCGGCTGGGCAAAGTGGCCGCCGTTGGGCATCCGCATCAGCCGGACACCCGTGAGACGGATGCCGCCGATCTGGCAGACGAAGCGCGCGACATCAGTGTTGCGGTGGGCGGTCGGGTTGGCCGTGACCGGGGACAGGCTGGTGTTGGCGATGTCAGGCATTGGACCGGCTCCGCTGGGCCTCGGCCTCGCGCTCGGCAAGCCACGCCGTCAGAGTTGAGCGGCGAGCGCAGATGGATTCCCCAATGCGGAACGAGGGGATCTCGCCCGTTGCAACTCGGTGCTTGGCCTGACGTGGCCGGATGCCGAGGAAAGTCGCAATGGCAGGGACGCCGTAGAGCAAATCCTGCTCAGGGTGCATGGACATAGGCCCTCCGATTTTGTCGCGTTCGTTGTCGCATCGAATGTCGCGCGCATGTCGCGTGGCGCCGCCGGTCCTCATGGGACTTCAACGACTTAGGCAGACTTCTCAGGCCACCCGCGCGCCCACAGAAAAAGCCGCCCGAAAGCGGCTTTCTCGTTATTTACGAAGGGCTTAGCCCAAAGCACATAGTCTGATGTTGGAACTGCGAGACCCGGCGCTTGTATTCGAGCTCGATGCTGCGCTGGGACGAGAAGTTGCCCTTGCTCGGGTCGCCGGTCATGGCCGCGTAGGGAACGCCACACCCCGCCGCGATGGCGAGCAGGTTCCGATACATGAAGGCTTCGTAGGAGCCGCCGACGTCGGCCGGGTTCGAGAACGTGATCTCCTCGCCGGGGTTGAGCACGTTCATCGTGCCCGGTTCCATGTCGGCGACGGTCTGCTCGATCTCCATCGGAGGCGGCTGATCCCCCACGCCACCGAAACCGCCGAAGGCGTCGGACCCGGCCGGGACCGGGAGCGGGTCGCCGATGGCGTTCTTCTTGATGAAGCCTGCGAACATCGCAGCGACGCGCTTCCGGTCGAGCTCGGCGTCATCGTAGCTGTCGAGCAGGTGCATCCGCACCATCGCGGCGGCGAGCTGCGTCTGCCCTCGGATCTGTCCAGCCTCCAGGGGGCGGTAGATGTGCATGACCTCGGAAGCCGCCACGCGCACGCGATCGCCATTCTCCAGGCCGTAGGCATAGGCGCCGTCGCCGGGCCGGACCTTCAGGAAGTGGTAGGCGAGGCGCCGGCCGATCCGGTCGAACTCGATGCCGTGTCGAATCTCGTTGCCGATGTCCGAGCGCTGCACGTTGAAGGACAGCGGCAGCTGCTCGGCCTCGTAGATCTGAAGCTGCAGCGGAACGCTGAACCCGTCCTCGATCCGGCGAGGCCGAAACCGGACGAAGCACTCGCCACCGGTGAACATCGACCGGGCGACGAGGGCCTGCAGGCCGTAGAAATCCGTCAGGCCGTCGGCATCGGCCTCGTCGGTCCAGCGTAGCCACGCCTCCTTGATGGCCGTCTTCAGGGCCTTGTCGTCGATCGTCGGAGACGGCGTGATGCCGTCGCCCACGACGGAGCCGACCCACGTGTCGATCGCGGACGCGGCCAGGGCGTTGTCGCGCACCAGCTGGCGGGCGCGGGCGCGGAGAAGCTCGCCGCCCTGCGCCTGCAGCGCGTTGATGCTGGCGCGCTCCGGCAGCCAGCTGCGAAGCCGGCGCGAAAAGCGTGCCCCCTCGTAGCCGAAGCCTGGGGCGAAGAAGGCGCGCGCGGCACCTCGCTTGGCGCCGCCGAACATCCGGCTGAGAAGGCCCATCAGTATCCCTTTCGCCCGATCATGCGGACCTGCCGCACGCGGGCCGTTAGTTCGGGCCCGGTCTCGTTGGCGCCGCCCGTCTCGGCGAGAAGCTCGTCGCGCCGGCGGATGAGGTATTTCGGATCTACGTGCTCGATCTCGCGATCCTCTTCCCGGACCTTCTTGATGCCCCGAGTGAGGTTCCGGTTGATGCGCTCGATCTCGGCGAGCTTGTCCGCCCGGATCTCGGCCGGCGTCTTCACAGTGCCGGCCATGCTCAGCGCTCCATGTACTTAGATCGACGCACGTCACGTGGCGGCGCAGTCGGCGCGAGCGGCGCAAAGCTAGGATCACGAAGGCGCTTCTCGCGTGCATCAAAATCGATCGGCGGCAGGACGTAGCGGGCGGCGAAAGCGTAGACAGTGGCGTCAAGCGCTTCGGCGGCCTCACCCTTCAGCCGCTCGAACTTCCGCACCGGTCGGCCACCTACGCGCTTTACGATGCGACGCTCGGACGTCAGCTGCGAGAACCACGACAGCGGCAGGCTTTCCGAGAACCGGACCTGATCCGGATACCGGGAGAACTTGGTTAGGAGGATCTGCTTCACCTCGTCGACGCCAACGATCCAAAGCCGGCCCTTACCGCCGAGCGCGCCGCCCGAGACCGTGCCCTTGGACGCTTCGATGATCGCCCGGCGTCCGCCCATGCCCTTGATTGGCAGGACTCCGCGCTTCAGCTTTGGCCAGCAGAATCCGTAGACCGCCTCCGTCGTGCCGCCGTCGCCGGAATCGACGCAGGTAACTTCGATGCCGATCTTGCCGCTGAACGGGTGAACCCAGCGCTGGAGCAGCAACTCGTCGAGCTCGCGCCAGACAAAACCCTCCAGCGTGTTGCCCCAGAGGACGAAGTGGCCGAGCGCATAGGCGACGCCATCGCGGTCCCAGCCGTAGATCGAGATTTCGAGGCGGTCCGGCTGGACGTCGACGCCGGCGGTTATGAGCAGGACCGCCTCGGGAATTGTCAGGATCCGCTTGCCGCCCGGCGCGTTCGGGTCCGGCACCTCAATGTTGAGACCGAAGGCCTCGACCCGGTCGGCCAGCGCATCGGCGGTGGTCTGGTCGACGCTCTCGGACCAGCCCTCGCCCAGCTTCGTGTTGTGGAAGGTGCGCAGCAGATCCGGCTGACCGGAGGCCGCCACGTACTCGGCCGCCAATTCCGACCAGGACGCGTTGACGTGAGGCGAGATCAGAGCCGACAGGGCGAAGCCAGCGTGGCCCTTCACCTCCGGACGGGTTGCGCGCCATCGGCCCTTCGTGACCATCTCGGCCTTGCGCCGCTCCGGGATCATCACCCCACAGTTCGGGCAGGCCCACTTCGCGGTCTCGGTCAGATGGCGGATCGTCCGACCCTGGGCGTCCTTCTCCTTGTCCCACTCCATGTGGGACCATTTCGGCTCGGCGAACTTCTCGCATTCGACGCACTGGATCTCATAGATCCGGCGGTCGCTGGCATCGTACTCCCGGCAGATCGTCGAGGTGTCTTCGTCCTTCGGGGTCGAGCCGCGGACGATCTTGCGGTTGGAGAAGGTCAGCGTCCGGTTGATCGCCAGCGTGAGGGCGTCGCCCTCCGCCGTGACCTCGATCGCATCCTCTTCGTCGATCAGCAGGACGCGGACCGTGTGAGCCCGAAGGTTGCGCGGCGACCGGGCAGCCTTGATCTTGAGCGAGCCGCCGGGGAAGCGGCGGTACATCATCGTGTTGCGGCCGGTCTCGTCCGCATCTGTCGCGAGGATGCCGGCAACGACCGCGCTCGAATCGAAGATCGGCTCGAGGTCGGACACCACGAAGTCGCGGCAGCTGTCGTCGGTGGGCAGCAGCACCATGATCGGCGCCGGCTCGTTGACGACGTGGCCCGCAATCGCACCGACCAGGATGGTGGTGTAGCCGACGCGGACGCATTTCTTGACGGTCACCCGCGGGATGGTCGGATCGCCGATGGCGTCGGCAATCTCTCGCTGGAACGCCCAGAGACGGACGGGGCCGGGGTCGGCGACCAGTCCCTCCGGCAGGCACAGGCCCTTCTTCTTGCCGGCCTCGATCCATTGCGACAGGGGCAGGCGGGGCGGGGGACGGACCTTGCGGAGCGCTAAGGCGACGGTGCGGTCAAGCAGCGTCGTCATCGTCCCCCGCCGCGTCCGTCATCGTATCCCGCACCACCTGGTCGATTGCCTGCACCTCGTGCGGGGTGAGGTGGGACAGCTGCATCGCGACCTTGCCCGCGATCGCGAGAAGCCGAGCCCTGAACTTCACCATCTCGTCTGCCCATCGACGCTCTGCGACCGCTGCGTCGATCATCCGGCCGGCGGCCTCGGCATGCGCTCGGTCGCGCTCCCAGGTCTGGACGATCTTCTCGGCGGTCCGGGCATGGTTGAATGTGAGCGGCTCGTCGGCGGCGATGACAACGCCCTCGGCCGCCAGGATCTCGCGGACGCGGGTGGTGGCGAGGTGAGCCTCGACGGTGGCTTGGGCAACGACGGCGGCCAGCGCGGCCGGGCGTTCACCGTTCTCAGCGTTCTCTGTTCCGTGAACAGTCGTGAACGGCTCCGATTGGCGGGACGGATCGGTGTTGGCGGCGAGCGCCTCGCGCACGGCCGCCTCGTCGAACTTGCCGTCGCCCCCCTTCGGAATCTGCCCGTTGGCCGCGAGCTTGTGGAGGCCGGACTTGGCCCGGCCGAGGCGCCGAGCCAGCTCGCTCAGGCTGATGAGTTCGGCCATTTCGTTCGCTCGTTCACCTATAATTTCGGACCTGCAGGGAGGCAGAAGTCGGGAGCAACTCTGCCCGCAGAGGGGTGGGGTGTCTCCGGAGGACCCATTGTGCGCTGCGGTAGTGAGGCGCAGCATGCGGGGCGGGGTCGGAGGGCCTACCCACCGAGGAACGTGCCGATGTCGTGGGCGATGCGAGCCTCAAGCTCGTCCCCCATAATCTTGTCGAAGGCCGCGGCCGTAGCGCCCTGGATCATCTCGTCGGGGATGACCACGCCGGAGTTCTCGAACCGGACAGCACGGCCGCCGATGTTGCTGAACACGTGGCCGCCGCTGACCGACCCCCTACGGTTCGGGAAGCGACCGCCCTTTGTGAACGTGCCGGAGAAGACCTGACGGCGCCCACGAGGTGCAGCCGAGACGCCAGCTTTGGTCTCCTTCGCTCCGAAGAACTTGAGGCTGATATCACCGCCAGTGGTCGTCAGCGTGTAGGTGAGGCTGCCGCCGTAGCTGGTGAGGCCAGACGGTCCTGCGGCCCTGTTCGTCCGGACCGCGCGCACGATGGTCGAGCGCTTCAGTCCGGTCTGAACGACGAGGTTTCGGATAACCGCTGTCTTGGCCTTGGCGCCAGTGTGGTTGAGGGCGCGGGCCAGGGCGACAGGGGCGCGGGCACCGAGCTCGTCGAGCTGACCTGCAAAGCGCTGGAGCACACCACCGCCAGAGAACGTCAGGCCGGTCATGATGGCCTCGGATGACAAAGCCCACCGGGGTGCGGCGGGGTGAATAGGGGATGAGCGTCGGCACAGCTGACTGGCATGGGCGGCATGTGCCGCTCGTTGGAACCTCACGGGCCCGTGAACCGCTACTACTCCAGCAATGGAGGAAGCGATGTGGGTTCTTCTTTGGGGCGACAGCTCGAACGAGGCGACAGGCGATTGGCATCGCGGCGAATTCAAGACATCGGACGACGCTCTTGCGGCTGCCAAAGCCAAGATCGCTGAGGGTCAGATCGTGCACGCCATCCATTCGCCCGCCGGCATACTGTGGATGAAGCGTGAGGAGCTGCCCGAACCTGAGCCGGTCATGGCAGACTGAGTATCGTAAGGCCGTGCAGGTCTAGCTGCTACCGTTTTGGGACAACTTTCCCGTCGTGAGAAGCGGCAGGCGCCTGTGTAGGGCCACATCCGTTCTCGCATCGGGGCGGGGTTTCACCCTCATGGTGGCGCCCTCAAGATAGGCCGCCTCTATCCGACGCAAGGCGCATAGTAGAGGCAGACTATGGCGTGTCAATCCGAATTGGCGCTGTTTTGATCTTTCAAAACGCTTTTGATCGCGATGACGATGCGATTGGACAACTCCCCGCGCAATCTGATCGCAGTCACATCCGCATCATCACCCTTGATGCGCGCTAGAAATTTATCGTTGTAGCCGTATGCCCAGTTCTCGATGGCCTCCTCTATCGCATCGCGGACGTCTCGGCCGTCAAGTTTTTCATCAAGGTCCATGATCCACTGGCCTCCTTCGCCACATCTATACCACCACCAACCTAGTCGGTCTGGTGCCAAGGGAAATGGCATAAGGCCACGAGGGCAAAAGCGGCTTTCGCGACAACGTTTAGAAACTCAAGCCCTTCGCACGGCGACATCAGCTTTCGCATTCGGCCGCGTCAGGTTCTCGAGATCCGCGATCGGCACGAAGACGGGTGTAGAGCGGCCAAAGATCTCCACCGACACGCGCACCCCGGTCTTGTCGTTGTCGTTCTCGGCAACCCCCTGGAAGCTCGCGAGCGGGCCAGCCGTAAGGCGCACTTCCTCACCTTTCATCACCACCGGGCGCGGCTTGGCGTTCTTTCCGGCAACGAGGGCCGCCACGCGCCGTTCGTCGAACCAGCCTGCCCGTTCGTCGTCTGCGAGGTCCGACAGGCCTGAGCGGGCTGCGTGCGCATCGCGCAGCGGCATCGGCGATGGGGTGCCGTAGTTGCTCATCACCCCGAGGATGCCGAGTGGATTCTTCAGGAAGGCGTCGCGCTCGTAGATCGGCGTCCAGTCGGGGCCCAGCACCAGGCGGCGCTCGAACGTGCCCTCTGCCTCAACGAAGGCGTGCGACAGCCGGGCAAACACGTAGGCGCGAAACAGTGGGGACTGAACCTGCTCACGCCGCCGCTCACGGCCCCGAGTGCGAAACACCCACTTCGTCTCCGTCGGGACGTAACTGGCGATGCCGAGATCGGACAGACCCTCGGCGCAGCGGTACTCGCCCATCGCGCCTGTGACGAGGCAGTACCAGCGGAAGCCCGTCTCCCGCTCGATCATCGGGGGCCGACGAAAATCCTCGGCCGGGATCGGGATCTCGTCCAAGCCACGCTGGAGCTTCGGCAGGTTGTCGTTCAGGGGCAGTCGGCGCAGGCCGTTGAGCTTCGCACCCATGGGTCAGCCCTCCGCTTGGAGGCGCGGGGCGGAGGCGCCGACGTACCAGCGCCAACGGGGGCAGGACATGCGTTCGCGCGTGCCGAAGCGAAGCTCGTCGACGCCCTCGACCCACTCGTCGGGGTCGGCACCGATACTCCGGCAGTAGGCGCGAGCGTTGCGCTCGTGCTGTTCGGTTTCAAACATCCTCGGCGGCCTCTCTCGGGGTCGCCGCGGTAACAGTCGGGTATGCGCGGATCCGAGAATAGCGAGGTGGGCGGCGGAGGCAAGGCGTACCCCCGATATCTTTGACCTACCTCAAAATATCCGACGCGCTCGTCATCATCCGAAGCCACATGGCAGAATCGGGATCAATGTTGAAGCAATCATAGTATGCTTCTGCATAACCGATTTTAGGAGATGCTCCGGCATAGCGCGGCTCTCCGATGTCCATTCCGTTCTCTTTGGCCTTGTCGGCTAGACCGCGAGCCATAGCAGTGCCATCGCGGGCGATGACTGCAATGCTGTCAACGACAACCGTGAACCGTAGATTGTATGTCTGCGTCATGTCTCAATCCATGCTGAACCTGGGCGTACAGTGACGCCATCGCGGTCAAAATCCAGTTTGATCTGCCCGATTCGGGCCAGACGCTTAAGCGCGGCCGCAAGGCGTATCACGGCCTCGGGCCCAAGCCACTGTTTCAGGGTTGGCTCCACCTCGGGCATCCGCACCGCCTTCTCTGGGTCGGCCTTCCAGATCTCGGCCAGGGCGTAGCCCGTCACGACCGTCGCGTAGTCCGCCATTCCAGGCTCAGTCTTCACGTAAGTCCGACCGCGCGCCGAAACCCTCTGCACGCTCGGCTCGACCCGGGCGGCGATCTCCTTGAGATCGATATGCTTGAAGGCTTCCGTCAGCATGGCCGAACCCCGTTTGTCAGGCGCGCACGCGTATTCTCTACCCCCTACACCCCTTACATACAAGGGTGTGTATGCTACCTCTCTCTAACTGACAAATGACAAACGAATATATATAAGATATAAATCAATGGTTTAGCACTGTCAGGTTCGACCTGACGAACGCCTGACAAACGGACAAACGCTCACGATTTTTGGGGTGGCTGGCCTCATACGAGCCAAGTGACCGTCGTTTGTCATCCTGACAAACGACCATTCCTGACAGTGGTCCTGTCAGCCGAAGCGGCACCAGAACGGAGCGTTCATGGTTCCATGCTCATCTACAAACTGTGGCGCATCGCGGTGTCGCGCAAACGATCGTTTTAGGGCATGAAAAGAGCATGACCCGAGTGAACCCAGCGATCCTGCTATGGGCCCGTGAGACCTCAGGGCTCACGCTGGAGCAGGCTGCGCCGAAAGTCGGCCTGCGTGATACGAAATACGTGAGTGCCGTCACCCGGCTCGGCCTGCTCGAGACCGGCGTCGACGAGCCGACACGGCCAATGCTCCTGGCCATGTCAAAAGCCTACCGGCGCCCTCTCCTTACATTCTACCTCCCCGAGCCACCGGCACGAGCCGATCGTGGCGAAGACTTTCGAAGCTTGCCTGACGATCGCAGGGCTGAGAGCGCTGCAGCCATTGACGCGCTTTTGCGCGACGTGAGGGCACGGCAGGCTGGCGTTCGTGCGATTCTGGAAGATGAAGAAACTCCTCCGCTTAGTTTTGTCGGCTGTATTGATATAGACATTGGCCCTAAATCGGCATCTGCTTTTCTAATAGATACTATTGGATTTGATAAACAGGAATTCAGGAAGCGGCGTGGTGTTGAAGAAGCTTTCAGATATGTTCGTAGTCAGGCGGAGGCCGCTGGAATATTTGTACTACTGATCGGAAATCTAGGATCGCACCATAGTTCGATAGATCCAGAGGTGTTTCGTGGAATAGCAATTGCCGACCCGATTGCGCCGTTCATTGTAATAAACGACCAGGATGCAAAATCGGCTTGGTCATTTACTCTTCTTCATGAGATCGCTCACCTTATGCTGGGAGCTACCGGCATCAGCAACGCTTTTGCTGATGGCAAACTGGAGCAATTTTGCAATAATGTTGCAAGTCTTGTTCTTGTTGCGGAAGAAGAAGTTGGTAAAATATCGAGCAGAAATCTGACCACTATTGATGAGATTATTCTGGCGATTAATGAAATTGCTAATGGCTTGAATGTTAGTCGATCGGCCATAGCTTATCGTCTCTATCTTAACAAGACTATCTCGGGCGTAGCGTGGAGATCTGTCTCAAAAAACTTTCGTGAAGAATACCTTCAAGAAAGAGCGGCAATTAAGTCAAAAGAGTCGAGGTCAAAGAGTGGGCCAGATTATTACGTGGTGAAACGGCATAAGCTCGGCTCACCACTATTGGCTCTTGTAAAAAGAAACCTCGATGGGGGAAATATAACACCAACGCGAGCCGCTAAGATACTTGGAGTTAAAGCAAGAAACGTTGATGCGTTAATATCGAGGAGTGCTGCCTAAGTGTTGTATCTTCTTGATGCCAATACGCTTATTACCGCTCACAATACTTATTATCCAATTGAGCGAGTCCCAGAGTTTTGGACTTGGGTTGTCCATTATGCTGACGCAGGCAAAATAAAGATGCCCATAGAAACCTTCGAAGAAGTCAAAGGAGGTACTGGAAATAGTGATAAGGACAAACTTTACGATTGGATACAAAGTTCAGAGGTAAAAAATAAGTTGCTTCTAGATGAGGAGGCAAACTTGACTCATGTTCAAATGGTTGTCAGCAAGGGATATGCCCCGAATTTAAGTGACATAGAGATAGATAATATCGGGCAAGATCCGTTTCTAATTTCATATTGTCTTGCCTCACCCTCGAATAGATGTGTAGTGACAGGAGAGACGTCACAACCTAGCCGGAAAAGATCCAACAGAAAAGTTCCAGACGTCTGTAAAGACGTTGGGGTTTTGAGTTGTAATATTTTTGCCATCACCAAAAAGCTTGGGTTTTCGACGGCGTGGGACGTTTTCGTTTAGCATAGGCTGTACCACGTTGTCGGTGGCCCGCCCCCCTCAGGCACCACCTTTTCGACCGTGATTTGCTCGGCCTCGACGAGGGCCTTCACGATGTCGATGAGGTCTCGGTTCTTGATCCGGTGGTTGAGCCGACGCAACAGATCCCGGTGCTTCATGCGTCCTCCAGCCTCGCGCACGGCCCGCCTGACGGCGTTTGCCGCGGATTGGTTTTCGCTGTCCGCGATGTGCTCCGTGCCGCCGCGTTGCAGGTTTCTGGCGCACCACATCGAGAACCCGCGCGCCCACTCGAACGCCTCCAGCGTCAGCACTGGCCGGTCCGGATTGATGCCGATGGCAAGGATGGTCGCGATACGAACAGCCGTCTCTGCGGCGCGTGCGAAGAAGGCTTGGGCCATCACGTCGCCGTCGCAGATCGTGTGGATTTCCTCGACCATAGCGGCGAACGCGGCTTCAGCCCCCGCACCCCACGGCACACGATGAATGGCCGGGGGCCGGTCGAACTGTTGAAGTTGGGCGAAGGCCATCGCCCCCCCGCGGTTCACGACCGCCTTTAGCCGATCTTCGAGCTCCGGCGTCAGCGTGTGTTCCTGTCGCTTTGGCGGGCGGTCCTGCGGCCGCTTGCGGGTCTCGATGACGAGAAGGCGGTTCAGAACGCCGTTCGTGCTATCGCCGCCTTCCATGGCCCCGTAGAACTCGTCGGCCGTCGACACGCCGTAGATCGACATGGCCGGCGCCATGATGACCTCCGACGGCTTACCGGCCCATTCAGGCGTCGGCATCGGCTTGAACGACGATCCCCAGGCCGTCCGCATGATGCCGGAGATCGCGCCCTCGAAACTCGACGCCTTGCGGGAGTTGATGCGCTTCAGGAAGGATCCGAACTCGTCCATGGCGCAGATGCTAAGCGGCGCGCGCACGAGAAAGTTGATGACGGCCGGCATCGAAATGAACTGGCCCGGCCCGATGAAGTGGGCGCAACCAGCGCCCGTCATGGCGGTCAGGATCTGCTGCATGGCGTGGTCTTTTCCGGCGCCTGTCGGCGCCAGCCCCACGACATAGAGATGCGTCCCCGACCCTGTCGGCCCGGCGATATGGCGGCCCGCGAGCGTCCCGATGATCGACAGGGCAGCCCCGATGGCGAGCGAGCGTTGCGGGCGCCTAGCCGTGTCGCAGATCCAGTCCGCTACCTCGCCGAGAAGTCCGGGCGGGGTCGCAAGGTGAGACGGGAGCTCGCCGAGCTCGGGGCTAGGGGCCTCGATGACCTCGCCCGTCTCAGCGTCCGCCAACGTCCCATCCTCGGCCTCGACGACCTTGCGGGCGAGGATGCTGGTAGCGGCTTCGGCCCCCACGGCTTCACGATCGACGTAGCCGAACGAGGCCGGATCCTTGCTCAGGCGATTGCACAGCCAGAATGCAGCGTCCTTCGCTTCCCGCTCGAACCCGAACGTGATGACGAGGTCGATAGGCGTGCGAGCTCCACCGCGCGCGTCGCCCATGTCGCCCACGCCCCAATCCCGGATGCCGGTCGGCGCGATGGAGAGGTCTTCCTGAAGATTGCGTCCGAGTGCCTTGGACGAGACGCGGAACGCCCCCGTCGAAGGCTGAAAGCGGGCAGCCGCGCCGAAGATCGACGGCACCCAGGTGTGCAGGCTCGCCAGCGCGGCGGAATTCACGTTGCGGAAGAACGGCGAACCTCCATCCGACGCCTGCGGGACGTGCGTCGCGAGCGCTTCACCCGAGCTCGGAACGGTCATGCCGGCTTCGGACCCGGTAGCGCGCTCCGCGGCGAGGGCCGCGTCGAACTCGGCCACGCGGGCCTTCAGGGCGGCAAGGGTCTTCGGCGCTGGCCGGATTTCCGTCGGCGTGCCCGGCAGATGCCAGCCCGTGATGGTGAGGTAACGGCTGACCCCGTAGACCTCGACGCTTGCGGGATCACGCTTGATGGCAGCTTCGACCTTGCCCTCGGCGATGAGCCGCAACCCGGTCTCGGACGGCGACACCTCGCAATAGGTTTCGGCCAGATCGACGATCGCCTGCGCCCAGGCCTCGATATCGCCCGTGTCCGGATCCCGGCAGTTGTCGAGGTCGTAGCCCGTGAGGTCATCATCGGAGCTCAGAACGTACCCGACGCCGTTCATGCGCGAGCGCACGGACCGCGCCACGGCCGCATCGTAGCTCGCCCAGTGCGATGGATTGCTGTGGCTCGCCGGCATGCCGCTGGCAGGCTGGTAGAGTGGCTTTGTGGGCTTGGTGTGCGCTTCGCGCTGGACGTACTTCCAGCTCACCCATTGCGGGCGGCTCTTCAAACGTTGGATCGCCGGAATGTCGGGCAAGTCGGAAAACGCGCATGGGCGCGCGACGGCATCGGGGTCAAAGGGAAAGCCGAGGTTCGCCATCACAGCACCTCGGCGTCAAAAACCTCTTCGTGCTCAAGGGGTGCTGCCCCTGGATCCTCCGGAACACGGATCACACCGACCCCCACCTCCCGTCGGATGGCTTCGCCAAATTCCTCCACGAGGACGCGGCAGAACACATCCCAATTCGCCGGGTCCAGCGTCGCTAGGTCGGTCTGCCCGATCTGGTCGAGGTAGCCCCCTGCGGCGTTCCCCGCCGCCTGGAGAGCTCGGGTTTCATATTCGTTGAATGCTCTGGCACGCATCGCTATGGCTTTCATTCCGTAGCCACCATCGGTGCACTGCTGGCACAGCCATCCGACGTGGTTGCCTTTGAGGACCCCGAGGCCGTCCGCTCTGCGTCGGCAGAGAAAGCAGGACTCGGGGTTGTCGAGGTGAAAGGTCATGCCGGGGGAGCAATGATGCTCTTGGCGTCATCTAATCGGCGCTCCATCCACTGGATGCTTTCGGCGCCTTCGATCTTGTCGCTGTACCAAGCCCGCACGCGGCTGCTCTCAAACACCTTGATCCGTGCCAGTGTGAAGCCGTCTTCGTCAGGCTCCAGATGGGTTGCTTTGTCGTGGCAGATGACCGCGAGCGCTTCGAGGCGAGTGGCCATCATGCGGAAACGATCCGCGTCCGACACGCCGTCGAAGATTTCAACATTGAAGAGCTTGCCGGACACGTCGCCTTCGGTGTTGGCGTAGACATCAACGGTGAACTGAAACTCGTCGTGCGCCGGTTCGGCTTTTCGCTTCTCGCGTTCGGAAAACAGGTCAATCACGTTGCTCATGGCAATATCCCTTCGCCGAGTGATGGCGCCGGGGAGGGCTGGACCACCTCCCCGGCTACGACCACCGTGAAGCAGCGGCAGTCGTCGGGAGACATTTCGCGGATGCCTCCCACGGCGGCGGTTAGCGCCACCGCCGGCCTTTCGTGCGCCGGGCTGGACCCGGACCGCACCCGTGCCGATTGCTCGGCATGGCTCGTGACCGCCCCGACGACCCGCTTGACGATGCTGTTGCGCACGGTCCGCAGGCGCTTATTCGAGGCTACGTAATCAGGGTGAGCGGCAAAGGCCGAAGCTACGGCGCCGTCCACGATGCGCCAGATCTGGCGATAGGCTGGGGAGCCCGGCTTCTCGGGTTGAAGGCGCTTCACGCCGCCTCCTCCACGTTCAGGACAGCTCGGCTCGACCAACCGTCTCCGGCCGCGAACCGATAGCCGACCACCTCGAAGAACTTGCCGGTCTGGCGGACCTGAATGGCGTGAGGCCAGACGAGCTCGACGTCGGCGCGGGCCAAGCCGTCTTCGACGGTGAGGGGCGGCTCACCGCCGCCCATGCGGCGCCACCAGCCATGGGCCTTGTTGCGAGCTCCACCGTCGTGCTCCAGGCAGCACCACACCCGATGGGTCGCGATCCCGCAGTGGAACTCGGCGCGTAGGCTGTCCGTCCCGCCGATCTTGCGGTGGCGGGCGAAGGTGACGCCGGAGACGTCGAGCCAAGCAGGACCCCCGCCCGAGAGAATGGCATGCTCGGCGTCAGCCACGGCCTCGTGCTTCGGGCCGGTGTCTTCGGAGCTCCATTCGTGCCCGCAGGTCACGCAGGTCCGAGTATTGAGCGCGACAAGGCTCTGGCAGTCCGGGCATTCCTTGGCGCGCGGCTCGTCCTCGCCGTCCTTCGCCTTCAGCGCCTTGGGCTTGCCCTTGGCCGTGATGGCGTCGATAGGGCCATGCGTCTTCACGAGGCCCGCATAGTCGAGGATCAGGGCGTCTTCTTTGCCCGGGCTCCGCCGGAGCGCGCGCCCGACCTGCTGGACGTACAGGCCGGTGCTCGCCGTTGGGCGCAACAGGGAAACGAGATCCACGCTCGGCACGTTGAAGCCGGTCGAAAGCACCCCCACGGAGGTCAGGCAACGGATCCGGCCGGCGCGGAACGCCGTGATGATGCGGTCGCGCTCCCCGCTCGGGGTCTCCCCCGACACGACCTCGCACGTCAGCCCCCGTGCCCGGATCGCGTCGCGGACGTGGCCCGCGTGCTTCACGCCGGCGCAGAACGCGAGCCAAGAGCGCCTGAGCTCGCCGAAATGCACCATCTCGTCGACGGCCGACTGCGTGATCGCGTCAATGTCGACGGCCGCTTCCAAAGCCCCGGCGACGAAGTCGCCTCCGCGCTTCGGGACACCCGTGGTGTCGAGGGCGGTCGCCGTCGCCTTGCTGACGAGTGGGGAAAGATAGCCCTCTCGGATCAGGTCGCCGACGTTGGCCTCGTAGACGATCCGGTCGAAAATGCGGCCTTCGCCCTCGTCCAGGCGTCCGCTATCGAGGCGATACGGCGTGGCCGTGAGCCCCACCACCCGCATGTCCGGGGTCTTGTCCTGGAGGTCGCGGAAGAACCGTCCGTAGCTCGTCTCGGATGACCGCGGGATGAGGTGGGCTTCGTCTACGATCACGAGGTCGAAGCCGCCGAGCTGGGCCACCTTGTTGAACACGCTCTGGATCCCGCAGAACAGGATCCGCGAGCGCGTGTCGCGACGTCCCAATCCGGCGGAGTAGATGCCGGCTGGAGCCCCAGGCCAGTAGCCCAGGAGCTCCTTGCAGTTCTGGGCGATGAGCTCGCGGCTGTGCGTGACGCACGCCACCCGCATATCGGGGTAGAGCTCTAGGAGTTCACGGATGAGCGCTGCGATAACGAGCGCCTTGCCAGCACCCGTGGGCAGCACGATGAGGCCGTTGCGCCCCCCTGCCCCCCAATGGCCGTAGAGGGCATCGAGGGAGGCGCGCTGGTAGTCGCGGAGGCTCAGCATGGCTGCGCCTCCGCCTTGTCGAAGTCGGCATCAATGCGCTCGACAATGAGGGCAAACGCACTGTCCGCCTCGTCATCGCTATTCGCGCAGATGGCCGCCTGAAGGAGCAGGATCACGTCGCGGATGACGGCTTGCTTTTGCTCGGTCATGGCACGCCCTCCCCCGTCCAGATCATCAGCACGGCATAGGCGCCGTGTGTCGGGCCGAGGTCGGTGGCGAAGCGCCAGCCGGCAGTTTTGTAGACCGGCACGTCTTGGTGGCGGACATAGTGGAAGTAGGAGATCATGACCGCACCACCCGGTACGAGGGCACACCTGCCTCGCGTTTGCGCTCGACGACGAGTCCAGGGGATTTGCCAATTCGGCTGATGACGCCGCGCACGGTGTGAGGCTGCCAAGCGAGGGCCGCGGCGAGCTCCGGCAAGGTCTTCCAGCCGGCCGCGAGCAAATCGCGCAGGGCGGCTTGCTTGCCGCCGAGTTGTGCATCCTGGGCGACCCGCAGGGCTCCGATAATGTATCCGCCGCCCTCGGCCACAACTGACAAGGGGTCGAGGCCGAGCTTACGCGCGTCTCGCCGCGCATTCGACTTCACGCTGTAGATTTTGAGGGTCATAGGAACGCCTCCTGCACGACGGCACACCGCTGGGCCACAAAGAGGTCTGGTCGCCGGAGAGCATCCGAAATGCGCTTGCGAGCCACGTCGAAGTGCGTCTCGTTGGCTTCAATGCCGACGAAGTGACGGCCCGATTTCACGGCAGCAACGCCCGTGGTGCCGGAGCCCATGAAAGGGTCCGCTATCAGTTCGCCGGGCATGCTGAAGTCGGAAACCAGGGAGGATAGGAGCGGCAGAGGCTTCTGCGTTGGGACCTCGGCGCCATTCATCACCGGGTAGGTCCACACACCCGAGCCGCCACCACGGTTCCAGGCTTTCGGACGCTTGCCAGAGTGCAGAATGGCGACCGTCTCAAAGCCCTGCCCAGGCCGGTCGGCGCTGATCTGAGGCATGGGGTTCGGCTTGACCCAAACGCCCAAGCGGACGAAGCGCTTGTCGCTGTAGAGCAAGGCTGCGTGACGATAGTCGCAGGTCATCACCAGCCAGCCACCGGAGGCCGCTAGGCAGGCTTCTGCGACCGCTACGAAATCCGCATCCGACAAGGCGCCGAACGTGACCAATTTGGTGCCGTGGCCCGCACCTTTGTTCGTCTTCGCCATCGCGTGTGTGTTGTCGCTATAGGGCGGGTCGGTCATCACCAGATCGACGCCCTCAATCGTCGGCAGGATCTCCCGGCAGTCGCCCAGATGCAGCGTCACGCCTTCGGCGAGATGTTCAATGCGATGGGTCATGCCGCCCTCCCCTCGCCGCCATCGACCCATGTCCCGCCGTCGGGCAGGCGGTAGGTGATGGTCCGGGTATCCGGATCCGCGTCGACCTGTTCACCCGGAACGAGCGCCGGGATGTAGCGGTGCGCAGCACACCCGGCCTGCTGATCATTGTAGGACAGCGTGCGGTTGCGCAGTCGACAAACCCAGCGCGGACCGTCATGCGCCTCGCTCTCCAGGCAGGTTCGGCAATTCTGACGGGGGAATGCCCCCTCGTGGCAAATCGCGCGCGCCGGGCAGAACTGGCAGGCGAACGCGGCCTTGCTCGTCGGATCGTCGAACAGCCGGGCCGGCGGTTGCTGCGCGCTCACGATCCGCTCGATGCGCGCCACGACGCCGAGGCAGAACACCGGATCGTACTCGACGCGCTCGACGTGGAGCTCGTCGGTGTTCTTGTTGGCGAGCATGTAGAGGCCGCGGCGCTCGCCCGTGGCGTGGAGATAGAGTTGGAGCTGCGCGTAGTGCTCCGGCTTCGTCTCTCGGATCGGGCCCTTCAGGATCGCCTTGTAGGACTTGTCGTTGGCCGACTTGCACTCCACGACGTGCGCCGTGGCGGGCGCCTCTGGGAGCCCCGTGACCACGCCGTCCATCTTGCCGCGAACGTGGCCGCTTGCGAGCTCGACCCGGAACTGCTTACCGGTGGTCTCGTCGATCTCGACCACGTCGCAGCCGATCATGCGGAGCATGTCGAGCAATCGGCGCTCGTAGAGGTTGCCGGTCTCGAAGATGCGCTGCCGTTTGCCCGTAGCGGTCTCTAGGGGCGCCGCCCAGTGGAAGGCGTACCAGAGCTTTCGATCGCACGGCTCGATGACCTGCGACATGGACACGCCCATGCTGTCGCCGTCGCGCGCGGCCTTCACGTAGGCCTCGTCGATGGCGAGCGCGGTGTGTGAGATAGGTGGGGGGAGCGCTGCCATCACTGCGCCTCGTGCATCGTGACGGCATAGGTGTCCTGTGCCATGGAACGGGTTCTCCGAACGGCTCTGAAAAGGGCTTGATGGGGACGAGGGCGGCCGGCTCGAACTTCCAGGGACGGCGCCGGCCGCCCGGCAGGCCTAGAACGGGATGTCGTCGTCCATGTCGGCACGGGCCGCCGCGGCGCCCTGCGGGTTGTTCCAAGGGCGTGCCCCGGTGGCGCCGCGCGCAGCCTGGGCAGCAGGTGCCGTAGCCCGCTGTGCCGGGGCCTTGCCATCCGGGGCGCCTGCGGCGCCGTTGCGGGCCTTGTAGCGCTTCACCCCGTTGCGGGCGTCGTAGGTCTTGTCCCCGACGGTGCGCTCGGGCTCGATCTTCAGCGTGGCGACGATCGGCTTGAAGTGCAGGTCGTCGCTGTCCTGGATCGGACCGATGCCGCAGGCCGAGCAGATGTCGGCGAGCGTCCGATGCGCGATGCCCTGGGCGGTCGCGTTCGCGTTGCGGATGTTGAGGTTGTCCCAGACCTTCCGGTTCGCGTACTGGCCGTCGAGCACCTCTAGGGTGAGTTTCAGCATCTCGCCGCCGGTCTTGGTCGAAACTACCTCGCTCTCGACGATCTGGACGTTGTAATCGCCGGCCGGCATGGGCTCGAAGCTGCGGTCGTCCTGGGGGACTTCGGACGGGTCGAAGGTGTTTCCGAGGAATGCCATGATTGCTTACTCCGCTGCGAGCTTCGCGGCGTCAGCCGCGGCATTGTGGGGGAAGAACGGAGCGAGCGCAGCATAGCCCTCGCCGGGGGTGTAGAGCGTCTTTTCGGGGATCCCGTAGCGGTTGCCCGCAGCGTAAGCCGGGCGCGAAGTGGCGTGCATCCACACCGACCGGCCGCCCTGACCGATGGCCCGGGTCTTGTTGAAGCCGCTCTCTTCGGACTTCACGGTGACGTCCGGCTTCAGAAGCAGAACGACGTCCGCCTCGCGCTTGAGGAAGTCGCGGGCCTTGTCGTGCAGGTCGATTTCGTAGCGCGAGTAGCCGACGGTCTCGGGATCGTCGAAGCGCTCGATCTTCGAGTGCGCAATGAGAAGCACGGTCATGCCGCGGTCACGGCGCAGGGCGTTCAGCCCGTCCAACACTTCCTGCCAAACGGCGAGCGCGTAGATGTAGCCCTTGCCGTAGCCGAAGTCCTCGATGCGCTTCTTCTTGTTGCCCTTGTCGTCGCCACGGTCCCCTGTCTCGGCCCAGATGAGGGGCTGGAGCGCCGTGACGCTGTCGAGGACGACGGTCCCGAAGTTGTGCGGCTTCTCGTAGAGCATGCCGATGGCTTCCATGAGCTCGGCGAAGCTCTCGATCTTGCCCATACTGGCGAGCTCCAGAATGCCGTCGCCTTCCTCCGTCTGGAGGAACACCGGGTTCGGAAACTCGGAGGCCAGGGTGGTCTTGCCGGCCTTTTCAGGGCCGTAAATCTCGATGAGCGGGGGCTTGGGGGCCCGCTTCTGTGTCAACGCATTCCAGGAAACTGCCATCGTTCTCTCTCCTGTTTGATCGCCATGTCTTGGGAAGGCCCGGGGGCACCCGGAACAAGACAGGGATGGCGACCTGACCGCCCGTCGGCGGTGCTCCGGGTGCCCCTCGGTGTTCGCTTAGGTCAGATCGGGGGAGGCCGGCGTCGCGACCTCCCCGTCACTGGCGCATCCCGACCGCACCGCGGCCGTGGAAAGGGTGATGAGCTTCTCGGCGCAGTACCGGGCCAGGAGCGCCGCTTCGGCGCGCCCATGGTCCTTCTTGCGCGCGAAGCGCTCGGCCGAGGCCGGAAACAGCTGCAACGCCAACGCGCGCGCCTGTTCCTTGCCCTCGGGGCCACCGGCCAGCCGGAAGTGCTTCTTCCAGGCTGCGGGCGTGACGAGGTGATAGGGGACGTTCTCGGCGGCCACGGCCGTCTTCGCGACGGCGTAGGCTGCACCGAACCGGAAGGCCTGCACCGCGCCGTCACGCGGCATCGGGCCGACGCGCTCGACGATGGCGACGGTCGGACCCATCTGCCGGATCCGACGGATGATGCTGGCCGGCTCGACCTCGCCATCCACGACCGGCATGTCGTCCACGGACACGCGCTCGGGCGTCGAGGGGAAGTAGAATGCGATGGCGCCGGTCAGACCCGGGTCGCACGCGAGGATGCAGGTCTCGCTCATCGCGCACGCTCCGCACACCAGTCGGCGACGCGGTCGAACGCGCGCGGAACGACGAGGGACTGACGCCCGAGGGCCCGGCAGATATCGGCACAGATGCCGTAGAAGCTCTTGCGGGCCTGGGTCACGTACGCACTCCTGCCAACTTGGTGGTCAAGGCTGCGATCTCAGCCTTCAGATGCGCTGCCTCTTGGGCGCGCCGAATGTCTTGCAGCCAGGCCGGCGGCTTGTCGGGCAGCGCCGCGAGGAACTCGGGGCCGTAGGCGACCCAAAGCTTGGTGTAGCCATCACCGTCCGGTGCCGAGGCCCGGTTGAGCCACGTCTTGACCGTGTTGACCGGGATGCCGGTGTCGGCCGCTACGTTGTCGGCCGTCTTCATAGGGTGCCGCGTCCGCAGGAACGTCACGACCCGCTCGCCGAGGGACTGTCGCTCGCGCGATTCAACCTCATGCGCGACAGGGTGAGTTTGAATCCTGGCAGGATGAGACTTCATCGACCGTTTCTCCGATGTTGAGGACATCGAAGGAGCGGAGTTGGTGACCAAGGAGGCGTTGAGAGCGAAGGCAGTCATGGCGATCAAATCCCCCTGGCAGGGGTGAAGACGAGGCTCGCAGAGCCCTGGCAGGCAATGCGAGGAAGATCAGAGCGGGGACCGGCTGGCACCGGAACCCGCGCTTCTTTTTGAGAGAGGGAAATCACGACGCGTCCCTCATCATGAGACGTGTGACGCGCGGCCATTCCTTGGCCCACAGGCGCTGCGTGACCTCGACGGCATCGGGGTGATGGGAGACGCCGAGAAGGCGGGCCACAGCCCGAGCCTTGCGAGCACCATGGAGGACGGTGGTGTGGTCTCGATGACCGAGGGCTCGTCCGACGGAAGGCAGGGACGCCTTGGCCCGCACCATCAGGAACATCGCGATCTGACGGGCGCGCACCAGACGGGCAACCCGGCTATCGCTACAGAGCGCGTCTTGCTCGAAACCAGTCACCTCGCTGACAATGCGAAGGATCAGAAGACTGACGGGGCGGAAATGCATCGCATCAAGGTCGGCGAGGCGTGCATCGCGAAGGAATGCGGCGCGCTTTTCGAGAGCGATGAGCGCGTTGGCCGCCACCTCTTCCGGCGTCGGCTCCATGAGTGCCACGGGGATGAAGCGCTCGCGGACCACGTAGGCCGGCGGCTTCGGCTCGACGTGTCGAGGCGCCCAGGTGTTGCGCCGGATCTCGGCGTACCGCGCCTTCATCTCGGCTTCGTTGGCGTATTCGCGAACGGGGAGCGGGGCGGTCATGCGTGGGCTCCAGTCTGTCGAAATTCCGTAAGCGCCGAGGGCGGCACGGACTTCCAGACTCCCGGATGCGCGCTCCGACCAATGCCCGACAGCGCCCGAGTGATTGGCTCGTAGGCGGCCGCAGTGAAGAGGCCGCGATCTCGCCAATTCGAAACAGCCTGCATGGTGCGGCCTGTCAGGCGCGCAACAGCGGCGGTCCCGCCGAGAACGTCGATTATTTCGGAGGTGGTCGCCAGGGGGTCCATACCTCTGCAATATACACAGATTGGGGATATTGCAAGATGCACACGAACTTCATGGATGGCGGATACACAGCATGTGAATATGCCGCCATGCCCCAGGTGTCCCTACCCGCTGATCGCAAAGAAGAAATCGCCTCCCGCGTGCGCACGCTGCGGAAAGCGTATTTTGAGACGCAGGTCGTGGCTGCTGGGCGCTGCCAGGTGTCAACGAACACGTGGAATCACTACGAGAAAGGCCGAAGCCCTCCGAGCGATCCTGTGATGCTGAAGCTGAAGAACCTTCACGGCATTACTCGCGACTGGATCATGGATGGCAGCCTCTACGGCATGCCTCCAGATACCCAGGAGCGGCTTTTGAGGACACCAGATCCAGGGACGCGCGTTAACCGCCGCCGCGGCGCCGAGAAAACTTCGGCCTGATCACGCCCGCCGCTTCGGCGTTCGGCCGCTTGTATTCGGTAAGAAAATACTCGTACCCGGCCCGCATCAAATCCAGCACCCGCTGAGCGTCCGCCTCATCCCGTGGCAACTGCAGCGCAAGTTCCATGGCCAATGCCCGGAGGTCGCGTTCGCTCAGCTTCCCGTCCTGCACTTCGCTTGGCGACATACTCATCTCCCCTCACAGCAGGAGAACAAAAAGCGAACAATTCTGCAAGGCGAATCTCCGCCCTGGAGATATCGGGCGTTCAAAAAATACACAGATTGTGAACTTCGGTCTTGCGTATCCCCAAACTGTGTATATTGTTTGCCCCATCGCCAGCCGATGGAGCCGCAAGTGCGTACCCAGAACCCCACCTCAAATCCGAAGCCCTGCCGCCTTTGCGGCGGCTCCAACCTCCGGGTGACAAGCGGCCCGGTTAAGCCCTGCAAATCGACCGAAGTCGCTGCCCTCTATGCCGACTTTGACGCGCTTCCCTGCCGCTCCTCTGCCCGCTTCGAGAAGGCCGCCTGATCATGGTCTTCTCCCCCTACTCCCCACCCGACCTCGTCATCGAAGCGGCCCTCCGCAACGACGCCAACCGCGGGCTGCCGCCGCGCTACAGCACGGCCTTCGTCACGCCGATCCAGCCCGTCACCGACCAGTCCAAGCTGGACGACCAGATCGGCCGGCAGAACGCAGCGCTGCGTGTCCTCACCGACGCCCTGATCGACCAGGCCGACATCATTGAGCGCCTGGCCCGCCGCAACCTTCGCGGCCTCGATGTCCGCACCATCGACGCCGTCCGTGCCCGCGTCATGCAGGCCGAAGCTCAGCTCGCCGCCACTCAGGACGTTCTCCTCGACACCGAAGACGGCCTCGACCTCCTGAGCGTCGACGACATGGGCACCGCCATGCGGACGACCCTTCACCGCCTCACCGCGACGGATCTGAGCGCCAAGACCGATGCCGAAGAGCATGAGCTGACGGCTGGCGATCTGCTTGGCCGGAGGGCTGGGTGATGTCAGCAGCCATGCTCGCCACCGGCCAGCTTCTCGCGGCCTCCAGCGCCCTGACGCAGGCGTTCCACGCCACGCAGTCGGCCACATCGTTCATTGAGCGCAACCTACCGCTGGCCGAGCCGACCGATGCGATGGTCGCCCGCGTTCGTGAAGACGCCGCCGCTATTCGCACACTCGTAGACCGCCTCGACGCCGCCTTGGCGGCATCCGCCCCTCGTTTGCGCGAGGCCGCGTGATGGGCACCCCCGACGCCGCCATCGACCTCACCGGCCGCACCCTCATGGTGCTCGGCGCCCTGATCATCGCAGGCGTGCCCCTCGTCGCCTTTTGGCTGGCGGTGACGGCATGACCGACTGGACCACCTACCACCTCGGCTTCGCCCGCCACGCGGCCACGAAGTCGAAGGACAGCACACAGGTCGGTGCTGCCCTGGTCGGGTCGGACGGCCGGTCCGTCCTGCTGACCGCCTACAATGGCCCGCCGAGCGGGGTTGAGGACAGCGCGGAGCGGCGCGAGCGGCCGGCGAAGTACCTCTTTGCCGCCCACGCCGAAGCGAACCTGATCTCCAAGGCCGCGCACTACGGCATCCGCACGGCTGGCTGTCACGTCTATGCGACCCACGCGCCGTGCGCGGCCTGCGCCCGCACGCTGATCCAGGCCGGCATTGTTCGCATCGTCTGCGGCGACGGCACTACCTCGATGCCCGCCGAAGAGTTCGCTGCCGCAGAGACGATGATGCGCGAGGCGCGCGTCGATCTGATCCGAATTTCCGAACCCAAGCCCCCGGTTGCCCGCAGGGAGTTCCAGTCATGAGCCTCAACATTCAGAACTTGGACCGTCTGATCTCTCATCTGGAGGGTGTGCCGGAAGCTGATTTCAATATGAAATATGTCCACAAGACTGATCACCCCTGCGGGACGGCTTGTTGTATTGCAGGTTATTCGAGGATTTTGACGACTGGGCGGCATAGCGTTCGCGGCTTTCTTGGTCTCTGGCTAAACGACGATGCCGTTGAGGGGATCATGCGCCCGCCCGGCTGGCAGAATGAAACCGACCGCAACAAAGCCTACCCCCTCTCCCGCGCCATCCGCACCCTCAAGCACATGCGCTCCGAATACCTGCGCACGGGCAAAGTGGTGGTGGACTGGGATGCGCCGGAGCCGGTGACGAAGGCGGCTTGGGTTGCGCCCAAGGCAGCGGAGCGACGCCTCCCCGATGAGATCGTCAGCCTGCTTCGTCAGGCACAGCGTTCGGAGGTCTCGGCATGACCTTCGAAGCCAACATGAGCCGCGCTCAGATCCTGCGCCAGCGCTGCAACCGCACCTTTGCCGACAAGAACATTCCCGACGTGGTCGCCACTGTCGAGATGCTGACGGCGGACGCCATCCTAGCGCTTCCGGGCATGTCCGAAGACGCCGCCGTGAGCATGGCCGACGCCATCGCCGCCGACATCCGCAACATCATCCGCGAGCGCTTCGCCGTGAAGCAGGGAGGGCATTGAGATGACCAGCACCCAAGCACCCCACCCGATTGCTCTCACGGCGGCTGGAAAGCGGCTGGCGGATGCGCTGGTGAAGGCGATGGTGATCCCACCATCAAACGCCGACCCCGCGCGTGCTAGTCGATCCAATCTCATCACCCTCAACGCCGCCGCAGAGATCCTAATGCCCGCTGAGGGTGCGGGCCTGCGGGAGGACGAACTGAAAGCCGCCGAAGAGGCGGTGATGGCCGAGTGGGCCGTCATGCGCGAACAGCTCCGCGCCCCGCACATCGACTGGCCGGTCAGCCCGACGAACTGGCGTATTCTCCGCGCCGGATGGGCCGCCATCGCTAAGGGCCGCGCCGCCCTCGCCAGCCCGCAACCCGCCGTCGAAGGGCCGGTTGCGACGGGGGTGTCCCTGGAAGACGCGTGCGAGCCGTGGTCGTTCAGCACGGGCGAGCCGCCGGACTACGACAGCCCGTTGAGCGG